CTGTTCTCCTACCACTTGTTGTTATAACTCCATTCAGTATGGCCACTGTTGCTGGTTCCATTTGGTCAATCTTGACCTTGTAAATATTAAGGCCTTTGATTTCATCTGGTAAAGAGGACTCAGAACCATTGATAACAAGCTCTGAGCGCCCCTTACTGTAACAACCAGACAACAACACAACAGCAAATATAACTAAAAATATGATACGAAAAAATTTCATGGCTATTTTTTTAAAATCTGTAAAGTTTTAGAACGTTAGAATCGCAAGGTACACAACGTTTAATGTACTCGGTTGTGTACACCTTATCTCCATGGGATGTAACCCATTCGGGTGAGTGTGAAGACCAGCCGCAATAAATGGCCCAATCATTACCAAATCCCCTTTTTGCTACCCATCTTAGTTCTCCACCATCTGATGTCATGAATATTCCATCAGGAGAATTAGGGAGAACTCCTGTGGCAAATACCTCTCCTCTAGGTATTTGTTCAAAATCTTCCAATGTCAATATGTCTACCTTTTCATTATGCATAAAGTGCAAAGTTTATGTTGTAAATATACAAAAAATATTGATACAAAAAAATATGGGCATAAAAAAAAGTAGGCAATTTGCCTACTTACTCAGGTTTATAAACCCTTACCCAATCAACTTCCATTCCATCAGGAAGACTGTACTTATGTTTGTACTTATCTCCAAATGATGAATTGACAACATCATTCAGTATGATGAATGCTGGCTTATTTGCAACATCAGCAATGTCTTCTATCATACTAAACCTAAGGATTTTTGCGAGGACGCCATTCACATACCATTTTATACCTTTAGCAGTCCATTCTATCGAGTAAACGTAGAACCCTTTAGAGAAGTCTATGAATGCTATGCTTGTTGGTAGTTGGAAATGCTCGCCCTTTTCATATGATTTACCAAAATGGTAGGTGAACTGCATATTCTTGTATTTTCTATGTTCTCCACCAAAGTGCTCTATGATATCAATTTCTGGTAGTATGCTGTACTTATTATCTTGAGAACGCCTATTATCTACCCATGGTGTACTCAATAACCAAAATGCTGGCCATAACCTCTTGTTGTTGGCAACTTTAATGCATGCTTCCCACCTACCATAGATTTGTTCAAATTTACCGTCTGTACTAATGGCTGTATGTGTATAGTTGTACTCAAATGGTCCATCCCAATTCTGGTAAACACCCTTTAGTTCTTTTACATAGAACTTTGCTATGCTATCGTGTATCTTGAGATTTTTGTCAGTTTCACATAGTGAAGCTACATTCCTATTTAGTTTGAGCATTCCGTCTCCATTATTCCATCGTGTTAAGTCTAAGTGAGAAGAACAAAAGTCGTCAAAGAACGAAATACTCCTGTCATAGTCAGGCTCGAAGCACCTTTGAGTTGATTTCCTAAGCCTAAGTACCCATCTAATAGTGAATACTACTCCAATGATAAAGTTCTCAATGTTGTGAATGTGTTTGCGAAGTTTAAAGTTCATACGTTTGGTTTATTTTCAAAGAATATTTATCATAAAAGAAAAGGGTGCCGAAGCACCCTCTACTAAATCTCTATTCTCTTGATTGCGTCTATCACTTCGTTGATGTTGACCTCAAGTTGCGGAATCTTCTCGTAGATATCTGCACTGTACCCATACAACCTGAACACCCTATTTCCAGCCTTGGCCATTGTTGGGCCATACCCACAAATGTTAATGAAGTACACATATGGAGTACCATACTTCTTGCTGTACTCATTGTAGCTTCTCTCGAAGGAGTCAGCTCCCTGTTCGTCAGTGATGATCACTACCCTATCGTACTTTCCTCCTGAACGGCTAAGCTCTGGTAGAATTTCATGGTAGCATGTTCCGTGACCACACTCCCCGTTATGACTCTCGAAGTTCTTCTTCAATGTGTTGACAGAGTCTGTTGGGTTGAAACCTGTTATCCTTTTACAAGTTGTACCGAAATGGTAAACATCGCCACCTATACCCTTTGCAAATGTAGCAGCAATTAGGGCAGCCTTCTGGGCTGGAGAAGAGTTGATCCTAACCTGGCTAGTTCCGTTAGGCATAGAAACCTTTCCACCTGACTCCATAGATCCAGATGTATCGAACACTATGGCTGTTCTACCCTCAGGTAGTAGGTTGTTAAGGTTTGGAATTGACAACTCGTAGGCTGTAGACAGAGCAGAAGCTACCTTTTGTAGTTGTCTTCCGCTGAACTCAATCAGCATCACCTCAATTGCTAAATCTATTTGATGTGGCCATACGAGCGACTTCTTAATGAATGCCTGGTTGACAAGAAGTTCACATGCCTGTGTAAGTAAGCTCTCATCATTGGTCTTGATGATGTTCCTTAGGTTCCTTAGCAATGCAAGGTACCCAATCTTCTTGGTCTTGATCAGTTCTTCAAAGTTATCAGCCTTCTTCTCGGTAAGGACCTTTTGTGCTTCAGCTGTAGACAGCTCTCCAGTCTTCACCATTTCAGCGACTTGCTTACCAGCTTCTGAGTTCTTATCTTCAACAGTATTGAACTGCTTTAGAAGACCAAGTACAAGGGCCCTTAGCGTTGATATACTAATTGTATCCCCTTCTGGTATTGGCTGGTTTGACCACTTAGACCCCTTTGTTGCCTTGATGTAGTCCTGACGGCTAACTTCAACAGTACCGTTACGTTCTGTTTCAGCTGGGTGCACCATGTTCACGATGTCAATCAGACTAACATTGTTACCCTTTAATTGGTACTTTGCCAACTCATATGCATCTGAGTTCTCAATTGCAAGCTTGAACCCAATCTTCATTGCCCTTGGCATTGTCCACTTACCGTTGGTGTCAATCTTATTCTTTGCAATGTAGCATGCAAGGATTTCAGCCATGTCATCTATACGGTAGACAACACCACCCTTATTGAGCTTACGGTCTCTCTTAGAGAAGAACCTCTTGGCAAACTCTTCACCCTTTAAGTGAGGCAGCAGGTTTACTGCGCCTAAGTGGGTGACTGTTCTCTGCCCAAATACTGTACGGGCATAGATAAGTGCCTTAGCGACAAATTCCTTGTCATTCTTTGCAATAGTGTCCACAAGGGTCTTTAACCTTGCTTCACGCTCGCCTTCTTTCTCGTAGAAAGTATTCTGGATACCTGTTGATAGGAGCCCTACCAACTCGGCCTCTGGCCTCTGGGTAAAACCCTGTCCGCCTTGATGAGTAGTAGTTTCCTTGACTACTGGCTCTCTCTTTGCATTGTACTTTGCCATTTTCAACTTTGTTAGTTAAACATTATATAAAAAAAAATAAAGGTCTAAGACACATCTCAGACCTTTATCATCATATTTCACAATGAATAAGCTGAGAAAAATGGATGGGGTGATTTTTCATTTGGTTGCCGTTGCCGGCACGAAGTAACCCTTATCCTAACTACAACTTAATAACCCTTAAAAATAAAAAACTAAATAAACAAATCATAAAAAGTAGTTGAGAAAATTTACCAGGACTAATTGTAAGAATCCAAATCTCGAAGTATTCCTGTGTATCACTACAACTAATTATTATATTGCAAATATACAAAAAGTTTTTTGGTTATAAAACAATTTGCTGTTAAATTTTTGTTAAATGTTGGCTTTTTCCATTTCACCAACAAGTAGAAAGCTGTTTATAATACCATGTAGCTTATCCTTGGTAATCATTCCAACATGCATTTGAGGCGCAGCATTCATAGGTATGAATAACAAAGATGGAATACTGCGAATGTTAAAAATTGAGGACAACTCATAGTTCTCATCAACATTCACCTTAAAGAAATCAACACGACCTTTGTACTCTTCAGATAAACCTTGAAGTATAGGGGTAATAGTTTTACAAGGTCCACACCAATCTGCATAGAAGTCAATGATAACCGGCCTGTTGCCCTTGAACTCCCACTCTTGGGTGTCTAATGCTGCAACACGGTCTTTAAATTGTTCCAAGCTTAAATTTTCCATTACTACAACTTATTTTACTTTAATAGATGACAACACAAGCCAAGCAACGCTTGTCACTGGGTACTTACTCTATATCTTGGTGAAATTTATATATGACTGGGTTCTTAGCATGAGCTGTTGTTCTATCTTAATATTTATTCTTCGCCCTGTGGGTAGTTAAGGTAGTGGTCTACAGCTTCCCTAATAGAGCCTTTCCACAAGGATTTTTCTACCCAAAATGAAAGGTCAATATCGCTGGTGCCATCCTCTACGGGAATTGTCTGAACACCATCAGATGTTAATGCCCAGTTTCCATTATCATCATACAGCAGGTTAGGGGCATGGCCAAGTTTACTGAGTGATTCTAGAATGAAGTCGATATCTAATACAGCACTGTTAGATTTCAACAATGATAAAACTTGTTCACCCAAGATGTCAATTTCCTTTGGCTCTTCTTCACTGTACTTCATTGCAGATTCAACCCATGACTCCTGGTATTTTTCCCATATACCATTTCGCGTATGCAGTAATGACGATATTTCTTCTTTTGCTGTATTCATATTAGTATTCGTTTACATTTAGTTGGTCATACCTTCTTGATAGCTGTATCCATAGCATTAAAGAGCACAATATATAAAGCACCCATACGACCTTAATGCCTCCCACAAATAGGACCATAACGCCTGTTAAGTTGCTTATACCCTCACATGCAATTGCAGCAATAGTAAAAAATATAGCAAGTTTCTTGTTTGTAAAGAATGACCATAACAAACACGAAAAGCTCAATACATAGAGCCCTAATGATGATATTTGTAGGAATAACTCCATAATTTCTATATTTTATACGTAAGGATACATAAAGTTTTAAGGGGGCAGAACCCCCTTAAAAAATTTACCCAACAATTCTTGTTAGTCCTCGTCTTGCCTCTAATAAGGTGTCATTATGCTTCTTCATAAGTTGTAGTAAGAAGGTAAATTCATCTACCCAAGATGAGTTAGGGTTTTCTTTTAACTTAGCTGAATCGTCCTCTTTAGGCTCTCTAAAATCTTTAATTTGGTACACCTTGTCCAATATAACATTAGAGTTGTCGTTCATTACACCAAGTTCATCTCTAAATCTGTTTATGAGAGTCGTAAGTTCTGGTGTAGCATCAGTTTTTTCATTCATTAGAATAGTTGCTCAATCACGCAAGTATGAACAAAATCAGAATTTTCATTGAGCTCTTCCAACTGTTGTTCATCCATAGGTTCTCCGTCATAGTCAGCACTAACTATGAATGCATCACAAAACTTTGGGTAGTCATGCATGTCTATTCCGTCTACAATAACGTTGCTTACTCTTGTTGTATCCATAAGTTTACTAATAAAATTGAACACCTATAAAAACTCTTTTTCTTTATTCTTTATAAACTTTATATCCATAACTCTACTTGTTTTGGTTATTCTGTTTATCTTGATTCGTCACTGACACGTACCATTGTGCCTGTTGTAGGAATATTAAGGCTGCACATTTTTCGCATATGTGAACTGGCTTGAAATCTATATTGAAGATTGTAGATGTTTTATCCCCACAAACTTTACACTTCTTTAGGCTTCTCATACAGCAGGTGTATCTGAACAATTATTAAGGTTCCAAATTGACACCATTCGGTTATACTTATTATCGTCAACATTGCCTTTAAGTGGTACGAATGTCCCTACACAAGAGTGTTGGCAAATACCATTAGGGGTATCAAAGACCCAGTAAAAATCGTCATCGTCCTCTTCTACACCAAGTAGTTGGACAACTTCAAGTAAATCATTGATGACTAATGTACCAATGTACGGTTTGGCCTCTCTGTTTAGTTCTTCTATTGCTGCCATATTGGTAATATTTAAAAAGGGTGCTAGAGTTATTACGTTATTGCAATATTACCTCCATCGTTGCCTGTGTATAGACGTTACTGTTCTTCGCGTCATCAGGTTTTTTTCTGCTCCAGATCAGCTCCCTTACGTTTACTTATCAAACTCTTTGACTATTTTTCTATACTCGTATATCTCATCCATACTCATGTAGGACTCTGCGTCGGGAAGACCACCATAAATGTACTTTTGCACAATGTCAAGTTCACTCCATTTTACTGGCCAAATAGAGAAGTACCCTATACCAAACCAATCAAATGAAATCCATATAGATGGAACTAGCAGAACAATGGCCAAGGCCCTAAGAATAAAGGAGTCTACTACCATTCCTAGCATAAGCGTTAAAATTAGTGGTACTATTACAGCAGATGCCCTAGGAAAAAATGCAACTAACCCGAGTAATTTTACCCTATATGATAGGGCGAAGTACTTTACGATAAATTTTCTAATCATACCCATTACTTATTAAATTGTACAGCTATAAATGCGTTTTTTATATCTATCGTCTCATTTGAGACTGCCAATTCATCCTCTAGTTCGCTCACTCTGCTCTTTAGTTCCTCAATTTCCTCTTCGAGGTCAGACTTACAGGATGGGCATAGTTCAACGGATACTACATAGTCATTTCTCTTGGTGGATAAATCCCCTGAGATTTCATTACCACATTCATGGCACCTGAGCGTAATGCTCTGTTCACATATTACATCAATGCTGGCCATTTGGACTATTTTTTACGATTGAATCGAGGCAAATCCTAGACTCAAGTAGTCTAACTAGCTCTTCTAGTTCTTCTACCCTCTTCTCTAGGGCATCTATACGTCTTACAGGGGATACCCATTCTGAAGTTGCACTTAGAAGACTACTGTGGTCAATATCCGTTAAAGGCAAATGTTCAAGTGATTGTAGTTCTAAACCGCCATATTCATTCATTGCTTTTCTTTTATTGGTGTAAACCCAGCCAACCCAGAGTTGACTACATCAGTAAAATGATGTATAGTATCGTCAAACTCCATCCCAAACTTGCTACGCTTATAGATGAACATTCCTTGTGATGAGTCCCATGTCGCTTCAGCAACATACCTACTTAGGTGTTCAGTTCCATCAAGGGCTATGTATGTAACTCCATTAGACAGCTGGTCCTTTGGAATTATCATAGAACAAACATCCTGTTCAAACTGCAACTGTTCTTTCTTAGATTTTATACGATCGAGTAGTTCATTGTACCATCTATCAATACCCCCTAATGAGTCCTTAACGTTGTCGGGTAATGATGGGTATACTTTCCTATGTTGGGCATCCTTACTTGAATAAAACTCAATGATACTTAGCCACCTATCAGGCCAAATAGTTTTTATTTCATTCACTACATCATCGCTGAGTACCATTTTATTGTATTTTTGTAGCCCGTATGGAAATCGAATCCATAACCACTAGACGAACGGGCCATTTTATGACTATTTTAGGTTATCCTCAACCCATTTATGGATTTCAGAAATCTTTACATCATTCCTTTTATAGAATACACCATCTTCACACATGAACTCGGACGCAAGTTGTCCTAGTTTTTCCCTTACATCTTTTGTACTCCAATATTTCTTTCTTTTTGTGGTTTCTTCCTTTTCAGGTCTAGTTGATGGCATTGCGAACATAACTTTATCCATTAAGTTGGTGGAAAGGGAAGGATTCGAACCCCCGAAGACGCATTTGCGCCAACAAATTTACGATTTGTCTCGTTTGACCACTTCGATACCTTTCCATTAAATTGTAGAACTTCATAGTGCTAATATACATATTTTTCCGATATAAAAAAATATTTTTTGAAGTTTTTTACAAAAAAAGTACTGCCGAGGGGACTCGAACCCCCAAATGACCAGAGTGAAGGTCTGGTGGCTTAAACCAATTTGCCAACGGCAGCATGTGTACCCTGGGAGGGACTCGAACCCTCAGCGGACAGGTTTTAAATCTGTTATGTTTTCCAGTTTCATCACCAGGGCATGTAGAATAGAGAAATTCATAGAGGGGTTGACGGACTCGAACCGTAACGTTTGTTTTACAAGACAAATGTGCTACCAATTGCACCACGAAGTACCCCTTGTCTATTCACTACTATTCTGTGCCGCAGGTAGTACTCGAAACTACAAGTTCATGTTTTACAGACATTCCTCCTTCCCTGGGTCTACGGCTTAAAATTGTACCTGTGGTGGGATTCGAACCCACACCTTTAATATTTTTGAGACATTGGCCTCTTCCGTTGGGCTACACAGGCATTACTTGTACACAGGGTGGGATTCGAACCCACACTTACATGCTCCTAAGGCATGTGCCTCTTCCGTTGGGCTACCTATGCATGGTGGACTGCCAAAACTCTTCTTGTCCTAATTGGCCAAGTCAACAGAAACCACAACAGCCCAGTTTCAGTTAGTGCGGATGAAGGGACTCGAACCCCCACGTCTCACGACACCAGATCCTAAGTCTGGCGCGTCTACCAATTCCGCCATTCCCGATATGCAGTTGTTTGATCGGGAAGTAGGACTCGAACCTACAATTGTACCTGCTCCCATTGCAACGAAGTAACCCATTGTATCACTACAGCTAGAGGCGCCTTCCAGGATCGAACTGGAGTCTCCGGTTTTGCAGACCGTCACATAACCACTCTGCCAAGGCGCCGTGTTGTAGGCATTTAAGCCTACTAAAGGATGTACCAACATGTCAAAGATCAATCATAAAAAAACCCTCCGTAATTTGGAGGGTTTTTGGTAGTTCTATTTTGTGACAAAATCTAACCTACGAGTTTCCCTCCTTGAGCGCATAAAATGGCTCTTCACATAGTTGTTGTGGTAATAACGGAAATTGATATGTATAGAGTGTTGTCATTAGTTCAAAATTTATTAATTTATATTTTTTTACTAACTGCTTTATTACCAATAATGTTAAAATTTGCCTTTTGAGAAAATTTATTGGCCATTCTTAGTTCTTCACGTTTCTCATTGATCTTTATGTAGATGGTTTCCTTTACTAGAGTTGGGTTAACTACCCCCTTAGACTTTACTAGCTCAGTGTATAGTTCAGCAAGCTTTATGCAAGTATTTAGTTGCTTACCGTTAGTACAGGAATCGATTATCCTGAAGACTTTTTTGATAGAAACTATATCATCCATTTTTTAGTATTTGTTTAGTTATTTATTCACTGTTTTAGCAGTCATTTTGTTAAAAAGTGTCCTAACATAGTCCACATCTAGCACATTATGAGTAAGAAGACTATCATCATTAATGATATCAGCATCTCGGTTGTTTATCCAGGGGTTCAAAACATTATGCCACCTATTACTGTACATTGCCCTATACTTGAATACTTTACCCCTAGAAATTCCCTTTGTACTACCCAATAGAAGTTTAATGGCGTAGTTATACCTAGGTGTTAGCTTTAAACAAATAGATTGAAGCTTTCGTTTGGCCCATCCATCTGGCATAAAGTATAGTTGCCAAGCTACTCCATGAAGTTCAGCAACAGGGTAAAGCATATTGGCTAAGGTTTTTATCCTGTCAGGCTTTAGATCATTTGGTACTCGTACCCATGAGTACTGACAATACTCTTCTTCAAAATCAGCTATTCTATAGATAAGACGGTTCCACACAGTGTTCAATAACATTTTAGGAATCATGTACATGTAGTACAATGTCCTACTAATTCTTCCATTTGTAAGTACCATCATCCATAAGATGGACTCTAATGTTAAGTATGAACGTGGAGCCAACCTAAATGGAATATGCCTGATAAATTCTTTAATGTCGCTTTTACTTGCGCCAGAGTACTTGAGTGCAAATAGGGTGTAGTATAGGTGTAGACTGGCCTTTATCGGAGGTAACTTATCTTGGAAATCTGGGTATGGGTACCCTTGGTAGTAGAACTCTACCCCTGTGATAGTTCTCCAAAAATTTGGCATTTTCCTCTTTTCCCAACACCTGAGTATACCATCAATAAGACGTTTGTCATTGTAGCACACATATGCAACAAAATTCCTTGCTATTGCCTCATACCTACCCCCTCCTATGTTATGGTACCACTCAGGGTTACGGCATAACATCAACCCAAACTCCTTATCAATGTAGTTATAAGTGTGTATAGCATCCCAATTCAACATACATGTTTTTATTTATATATTGAACTAGACATTTTATGTTATATAGAAGCCAAATTGTAAAATTGAGGACCAAAATTAGATATAATCTCATGGTCCTCAAGCTTTATAACATCTTGGTAAAAGGATATGGATGTGTTCATGTCGATCTTCAACATCATTGTCCTAAGCGAACTTTCATATGTTACAGCAGAAGCATACCTATGCCCATTAATATTCTTAAACCCCTTATCTTGTATAAGCTTTATCACATCCTTTTTAAGTGTATCGCCCTTTGAGTTCACAGACACTAGGTACTTTGTACGTAGAAGCTTTAAGTATGGATCTATTGAATCATCAGGGTGCTTGTACTTGTATATTGGTTTGCCGTTATCATATGTTCCAACATTCCATACAGAATTTGTTGTGTTCGCAACACCTTTAGTCCCTAAATGCGATTCTATAACAGCCTGTGCCAATACAAAAACAATATCAACATCATAGTATAGACATTTTTCTACCAACAACGACGATGATAGTTTACTATCAGGCGCCATGGACTTTATGTACTTATCAACCTCTTGTATGAGTTGGTTCTTGCTCCTGTCCTTAACGGACATTGTGTATGACGCCATTTCATTTGTATTCTGCGCATTGAGAGTTGTTTCTCCGGCTTTAAACTCCATAATATTAAATACAGCAAGCAGTAGTAGTAAAGATAGCTTGAGCATAATGGGTTTTAACTTTTGGAAAATTAATGTTTTCATAACGATTTAAGTTAGTTTAGTCGAGTCTAAAAAACAGACCCATATCTCAAGGGCTAATTTAATAATTTCCCTTGAGATATAAAAATGCAGTAAAACATTTGAGTATGCTAATCCGTGAATAGGGATAAATTTCCCTTTGGATTGTCATAACTGTCCTCGTGGTCTTCTTCTGAGGGTGTATTTTGATTTATCTCTAACTTCAATTCTAATGGGGTTTGTTTTATATATCTGAGTTGACATGTTGTCAATGAATCCCCTTCTTCAAGATCCCTAATTACTGTGTAGAACTTATCCTTCAACTTGCCATCAAGTAATCCAGCGTCTTTTAGTTTTCCAGTTTCGCTGTCACTGGCTATTCTAAAGATTGATTTTTTCCCGTTATCAAGTAGAACATAACTAGCTACCTTTTTACCTTCTACTTGTCGTTTAACGTCAGAAAAGAACAACCCACCTTTTCCATTCCTCCATCTTTTATACCTTTCCCCGTTCATATCCTGCGGGATGTAGCAAGTTACCTTCCCATCAATTGGTGCAAGAACAAGCACTCCATCAACTTGGTTTGGCACAATCTCAAGGATACTTAAGTCCTTAATTGATACATTGTCTTCTGTACTAATCATTCATGTTCCTCCTTATAGTTTAATGTTTCAGTGTCAAAATCTTTAAGTAGCAGAATGTTGGCTGCTACTAACCGTATCTCGTCCTCAGCTGATACAGTACAATTATTATCTAGTAACCCTTTTATCTTTTTTAACCATTCACTGTCATGGTAAGGACTTTGCAGCAGGATTTTAACTGCGCCTATTCCACCTTTACTGTATACCTCAACAACCTTTTTGATTGTGATGATATCCCTATACCGCTTACCAATACAACGCTTTACCATATAGCAGATAGTAGCAAAAATATGCTAATTATAGAATCAACACACATAATACAGAATATATGTATGTTAAATTTATCTGATCGTTTAACATATGGGAATAACGATAGAGTACTTATCACGCCTATTACCCAAAGTGCCAATGCAACCCAAAACAAGTGTGTGAACATCAGTATAATAGTGCACACAACATAGATAAGAGAAGCTATAGTTACTAGTCTAATCTTAGTCCTTGGCCTATTCTCCCAGTTTTGAACGGCAACACGCCATATGTAAGGGGATATTACTATCTCTAGTAATTTCCATAGTGCCATAGCAGCACATAATACCTGTATAGATTTCATGATTCAACCATTTTTTGGAATTGAGAAAGTTCTTTTTTCATTTGGTCTGGAAATACATCAATGGCCTCTTTAACTGATTTTAGGTCATATCCATATGTAGAGGCAAACTGTTTTATTGTTGCCTCTTTTATGTTTAGTTTCTTTTCCTTTTCTTCTTGGGATTTTTTTGTACCCTTAACAAACATCCAGAATGGAGTCTTATTGTACTGTTTTCTCAAGAACCTCTGCCAAAAATCAACCACCCCTACTTCATCAACTCCAACATGTTGTAGGGCATGTGCCTGAAGGGGAAAGTTTATGGCAAACCTTCTGTTAAGCATAAAGAAATGCTTTCGTTTTTCTCCTGGGTTTACATTAGAGTACTCTCCAGGATTCTCGAACATTATCTTCGTGAGATCAAATAGCTCCATTAGTAAAGTTTACTGTTTAGTGTGTCAAACTCCCTAAATATAGATGACTCGGTGCCTGGTTTACTCCTTACATATCTTGTACCACTAAGCATAGTGTTCATATTGTACTTTTGGGCTTGTATGTAGGGTCGCTTTAACTCATCGACGATGTGTACATCAAACTTTTCCACGATATCCTTTGGGAACATCGATCGATCTAGTACGACTAGTTTAAGTTGACGTTCAATTCGATCTTTGATGTTGATGGATGGTGTATGTCCTGCTATAGTTGTAAGGTGTTCAAATACCTTATCCCTATTTGGCATAATATCCGTGTAGCTCTTTGCATTTATGGATGACACTATTTTTTGGAACTTTGACTCTGTGATCCTAACAACTTTGCCATTGGTACCCAGCCAACTATATATAGATGGAATATTATCCCCATCATCACCACAAAATACCTTTCTGAGCGCTATTGATGGGCCATCTATGGTTTCTACTGTTATCTTGTCACTGTCCCTAAGTCGTCTAAAATCCTCCTTGTCAACATCAATGCTCCTATTGAAAATATCACCCTCATCATTGGTGTTTAGCCACTCTTCAAATTGTGCAGGAACAAATACTTTTTTTGTGGCTGGTTTACCTGCTGCAAATGGGTTAAACACCACACAGAACGATAGTTTATCTTCAGTTGGGAATGATCCAACTAGTTGTCTAACATCTTCATCTGATGATACTATCACAACATGTTGTCCTTGGTTAACTAAGAGTTCATCCCTCCATAACGATATGATGTCATCTGCCTCGGCATTGTCTATTTTTGACACGATGAACCCATTCTCATGCATAATAGACCCAAATTCATTGAGTGCATTGAATACATTCTCCCAATTGATTGCGCCATTTTTATCCCTATTTGCCTTGTAACCATCATTCTCATCAATGGCTATTGATTTTCTCCATGATTTAGAGTCCAAAGCAAATATAACCCGTGAACCGTTAACCTGCCTAATAATGTATGATACGTCAGTTGAGATCTTCCTCATTAACTGGTCTACTTCATACTGTGTATCGAATGTAAAGCTTTTTGCCCCAAAGCCCCCAACAACAAACATTGAACGAAACACCATATTAGAGAGGTCTATTACTACATTTGTCATAACTATTTTTTACTATTGTATGAAAACAACTATATAAAGTTTTGTCTACCTATCACTCCATTTTACTATATCCTTGTCAGGATCGTTATCTTCAAACGGGCATTCCAAATCATCACATTCTTCATCTCTAAACAACCCGTCAATTTCCGCATCATATATGTGTGATTCTCCATTTATGCGACGTAGGAAGTCTTGTATGTTATTAATTTCTGATGTCTTAACTTTATCCTTTTTACCGATTACTTTACCACTAATAGTAGTTCTTATGTTTTCTGAAAATGACCCCATAAGGTCCCTTTCGTTCTTGAACAAAAAGCACTCTTGTATATCATGTTTGCACCCATTTCCTTTTACACTATAGACTATAGTGGTGCCGTCTTGTGTCACTTGAATATTAATACGCTCTACCTTTACCCTAACAATCTTTACCTCACCAATAACCTTTGTTGCAGTGGCAAAGCATAGCATATCGCCATAGTTGTACTTTGTGTTTATGACCATACTACTTCATTATTGTCTGTATCTTCATACAGCATGCTAGTAGTGTTATGAGCGGGTCAATAACAAACTGTTTTTGGTACTGGTACTCAGCAACACATATGATAACAAGCGGTATGGAGTCTACCTTTTGTGGAACATTAGTTTTTATGTACTCAATGAAATCCCTTCCTAATACAGCAAGTGCTTCATCAACCCTATTACCGTACTGCGACACTATGAACTTGTAGTTGTCAACAGGACTAGGCCTTGCCACACACAGGTCAAATAAATCCTTGAAGTCATAGTTGATGTTAAAGTTCTTAGGGTCAAGTTCTTTCACCCCTCTAATGTAGTAACTCTGTATCTTTTGCATGAGTGACCTCATGTCGGGAAAGTCATTCAGAATAAACTTTGTGAGTACTTCATCAGTATATGATATTTTAGTGGCATCAAGTATTTTAGAAACCCTACCTTTGTACTCATTGACCAAATGGTCCTCTTCATCTTTATTCTTAGGATCATATGATACTAAATGAAATCTAGATTGAATGGCATCTGGTACTTTTTGTATATGGTTACATGAAGCGATGAACCTTGACGTTGGAGCATACCGTTCCATCACTGACCTAAGTGCCTTAAAGAACTCATCTGTTGCCCCGTCAATCTCATCCAGTATGACGCATTTTAAGTTCTCTGAACCACCTTCTAGACTTATAGTAGAACAGAACCTAGAAATTTTATCCCTAATAGTGTCAATACCCCTTTCAGACGACGCGTTTATGTACAGTGATGGGTGCCCCTCCGCAAGGATAAATAGAGATGATGTTTTTCCCGTTCCTGCGGATCCATACAATAGTACGTTTTGAACTAGGCCTTGTGCTAGTTCAGTTTTAATCCTTTCAGGCGCTATAAGTTGTGCCACTGTTTTTGGCCTAAATCTCTCTGTGAATAGTTGTTGTACTGTAGATGACATAATTTTTTGACTTGTATGTATAAGAATTGTAAAAGTTTTAAAGAACCCTTTTAGTGTAGTAACTAAATACCTCTTCGAGTTGCTTAGGGTTTTTTACTACAGAGTAGTAGCACTCCCCTGACCCATCTTCTGTGTAATGTATATCCCTTAGATCAGCTAGCTCTTTAGATATAGGAATCCTAATGACGTCAACATAGAATGTTTTTGGTTTAAATGGAAACTTTACGCATTGACTACTACTTATTAGTTCAAATTCACCTACTCCAGAGTACACACCTCCTGTGTATGTATCATACTCCTGTTCACCTCTCCATACTATGGCTTGGCCATATGTACAAATACCATTTTCATTTTTAAACAATGAAGAACACCGCGTGTCTTGACACATCATCCCATTCACTTTCATCACCCGTAATATCACATATAGGTTCAAAGAGTAGTAGTTTTTAATGGTGTTTGATAATGCAGTTGCAACAAATGGTGCAGACATTCCAGATTGGCCTGATTCTAAGAAGGCCTCACATATTGCAAGTATTTGGTCCCTAAATGGTAATACTACTGAATTAGGAATTTGTTCAGCCAATATGTCAAGCTCTCTTTCTGCATACCTAGTATCGCTCATATGTAGTCTATTGTTATTTTATTCTTCCATTTTTCCTCTTTCCATTGCGTTATAACGTTAAGGGCCTTTTGCTTACTCTCAAAATTATGGTAGCTTGTGTCAGATATTACAACACGTCCGGTGTGGTTTATCATCAAGTACCTCCATGAAAAGAATACCCTTATTTGTGGGGTGTATACATATACTTCATTAGAAGCAAACCTTGATATTACCCTATACCGTTTAAATATGTAGTTAAATGGATTGATTCTCATCGTCTTTACAGAATTCGCATTCATAATCCTGTTTGATAATACCTAGTACAACAGGGCAATCATCATCCATATACTTACACCCATGAACAATGCAGCAATGTGTTCTGTGAACTCCCCATTGCTCTTCACTTATGGATGTTGTGTACCCATTAGCATGTTGTCGTTCATACATAGCATTTAGGTCAACTTTGGGGTAATTAATACCCTCTTCGATATCTGACAGAATTTCTCCTATGACCTCTTCAACAGTATACTTTCCTGGTTTCAACTGCCAGTCCCTATACTTCTGTACTATTGATTTGTAGTCTTTTGCCATTATTCATTAAAAAATTCATGTGTTTGTTTTAAGAACCTTTTACGTTTCCTCTTCTCAACACGGTAACTTATGTATGCAGCGACAAATGCAGCAGGAATAAGTAGAAGAACAATAAGGTACCCTATCATATGTGTATTTTTCGTTTTTCACTATAGGCAACCTTACCACATTTTAAACACTTGTATGTGTGAAGACTGTATGTAAAATTAGCATAGTAGAATGCAGCATACTTCTCCCTTTGTGTTCGTAGTTCTTCAACAGAGATTTCCTTGTACGCATGCTCACACATGAGTTGCCTCCACCATAGGGACAGCCTACTCCAAGTACTACACTTCTCTTTTTCCATCATATATAGCTTTTACAACAGGGAACCTTAGGCTGTACTCACCATTTTGATTAGTTGTCTCCTCGAAGAATTTAACCGTTATGGTTTTTCCAAGAATACCATTTGGATCTGCTTTGAATTGCCTACGTTGTTCAATAGAGAACCCTGAACCAACAGAAACCCTGCACCCTTTATGGATAATAACAACGTTACTTAGAACATTCTCAGTGACCTCCAAGCCATTGACAATGACCCTAAACGGACCATACTCCACATCAACAACAGTATACTCAGCATCATGGAAATTCTTGCATTTTAGCATATTGTTGGAACGCTTTCCTTCATATGGAATATCCTTCCTAATCATAATCCCTTCCCATCCATTGTTATCTGCCATTGCAGTTAACTCTACTAGGTGTGATTTTGACTCAACTTTCCATTGAGGTACAATGTCCAATGTATTGTTTGGGGTAACAGTCTTACGGAGAAGCTCTATACGATCTGAAAAGGTCACTTTACCTTGAAGTTGAGTGAACTCTTCAAAACTGATCATATCGAAAATCTTGTACTTTGGATTTTTTATTGTGTGGTTCTTCCTATTGTACTCCTTTAGTATAGCTTGGAAATTTTCATTGCCATCACTATCTACTATGCATGCCTCTCCATCAAATACAACACCCTTTAGATTTAAACGTTGTACTGCATCTATAATAACGGATAAGGTCAAGAATTCAATTCCGCTTCTCGAGTAGGCTTTTACAACACCATTGTAGTCAACAACAACAATGCACCTTAGTCCATCAAGTTTCCTACTGGCGTACCAAATGTCCTTGACAAAGTCAACGCGTTCCTCCATTTTAGCATCATACTTATTGGCCAAGGCCACATCAAACGATGGTATTAAATTAGGGAACACTTTGTTTATAAGTTTCTCAGATACGCGAGTCTTCAAGTTCCTATCAAGTATGTTGTAGATTATGTCTGCATACTCTTTATTACTCTTAATGAATGAGTTAACTTCAGCTATTGCAGCATGTCCTGTGATAGTCCTTGAGCTAAGGGCATTGAGCAGGTCAAAAATACTCTCATACTCACAGAACATAGACACGAGGTCACTACGTTTCTTTAGGTTATCAGGGGTAACATAGTACTGTTTAAAGGGGTTATGAGTTGCCTCAAGAACCCCTTTAATAAACTCATTGTCATACATAGGCTTTGACAAAACCTTAACCTTATCTAGAGTTGAGTTGTTTTGGTTCAACTCTTCAATTAAATGTCTTAGTAGTTCAAATTCCATTGTTATGACCTCCCGTATTTTAGTTTTCTTACTGCTAGTTCAAGTGATGAGACAAAATCATATGATACTGAATCAGGAAGGTTTGACTTAGCAAAAAGATCATCAAGGCCTTTTATCCTTTCCCTTGCCTCTTTGAGTAGGTCATCATACTCATACTCTCCTCTTCGAACCCTCATGAGTTTCTCTATCTCCTCAGGTGGTCTTTTAACAATAACAATACCCTGCTTAGCAATATCCTCAGCGACACCTATGAGCCTTAATGTATGCATCATGTTCTTAGAGTCATAGTTCTTACCATGGTCCTTGTTCATCTTGACACGATCAGGGTTTCTATTCTCTAACCATGTAGTGTACTCTTGGTACTTTTTACAGTGTGAAGAGTACCCATCCTTATTGAACGATAGGTAAGCAACAGGTTTTAGACCCTTTGGTATTGAAGTCAGCATGACATCATTTGCAGTCTCTTCATTTGACACAACACCCCAAGTTTCTCCCTCAGGTGCCTTGAACATCGCATAAACTCCTCTAGTATGGTCCATTGCTGATAGTCCATACATGGTATGGTTTTCAGAACCTAACCATTTGTTCAGTGGTAGTGAATCATTGTTCACAAGTACATAGCAAAAGTCCAACACATTCTTCCTCTTTGTGTCATTCTCTTCCCAGTTCATCTTCTTATTGTACCCTTTTGACTTCTCTATTTGGGCTATTGCATAACCTCCAAAAGTAGTGAGGCAAAGTGTAGTTAAGAAATTCTTGTTGAACTTCTTGATCATCTTCCATTCAACAGTTTCAATTAGTACCGAGTCCTCAGGAGCAAACAGTATCTCCACTATATTGGGGTTGTTCTTTCTGGCTAAACTCATGAACCGTTTTAGCTCGTAGAATGTAGTGTCATTCTTATCGTCAGACACTTGTTCAACGTACCCATGTTGAAGAACATCATCCAAGGGTTGTATGAACACGCCTCTTGTGTCTATGTCAGATGTTGGAAGAGCAGTTCCATAAGCGTGGGACCCCATTCTTGCCTCGAATATTATGAGGTTCTTATCTCTTAGTTCTTGTATTGTGTAGGTCATATATTTAAGTATTTCGTTTAAAATCAAAAATCCAATTAGTATACCATTTCATGATTTGATAGATTAATTTGAACAAATATACAAATTTTCTGTGAGATAAAAAACTATTTTGAACAGCAATGCTTGTACTTTTTTCCTGAACCGCATGGACAAGGTTCATTCCTGCCAATTTTAGGGTCTACCTTAGAGTTCCTAACCGGTTGTAACTCAGCTTCTCGTTGGGCCCTTGATTGACCACCATATAAAAACTCATCGTAACGTTGTATCATGTCCATTTGGTACTCTACCTCTCTATTGTATAGACGGTACTCCTCTACTGGTGACTCTAACCTATCGATCAGTTCAATATCATCACCAAATTCTTCCTTTAGTTTTGACACTTCTTCTGGGTTAGCACCTACAACTACAACTTTTTTCTTTTCCATAATTAAAAGTGGTATTTTTCCCATGCATAGTACTCTTCTATGAATTCTGTAAGTTGTTTTTTCCATCCCTTACCTAATTCAACGCAGAATATTTGAGTGCCATTATGGTATATGGTTACATTGGTTGGTTTTTTACGTAGTCCCCAACATGTATCGGTTGGAGGGTTGAACCCAAACCATTCAAGGCACACCTCTGACTCCTTAAATTTTAGTATAGATTTTTTATGCTCTGAGTTGTTAAATATGGTATTGACCATATCAGTATCATAGAGTGGTCTGCCTGCAGTACAGTAGTTTGGCTCAATACGCCAAAAGAATTTAACCAAATGCTTGTTATGGTTTGGCTCGTTTAGCACCCATAGTCCATCAGAGTCCAATGTGCATTGGTCGGCTGTCGCCTCGTAATCAATGAATACACGTTCAATCCAATGGGCTTTAAACCTATCAGGTATGTAGAAACCCATGGAACCATGCAATAGCTTTGTTTCAATTACCCTAATTAGGTCCTTAGCAAATTTTGTTGTAACTTTCATAGGTACGGTGTTTTATCAATGAACATACGTACCCGTTCCGCGTGGTCGAATGCTATATCATACTTATCAAGGTCTAGTACGTCTATGAGCCTAACCTCATCAACTTCTGGATTGCTATGTACTGGAATTGTTAGGTTGGGGCATACGAACCCATATGATAATGATATGTTCTGTCGGTTCTCCTTGGGGTCAGTGTTGACAAAGAATGGTTGCATACCAGAAAGACTACTGAAACTTTTGTGGTCAAACATGTAAAGTCCTGTTTCCTCGTAGATCTCCCTTATGACAGCTTCCCACCCAGTCTCATCCCAGTCAATGTACCCACAAGGAAGGCACCATTTGCCTGGGTGGTCCATGATACTTGACCTCTTTTCCATTAGAACGTAGAGCTTACTGTTTACCCTACTTATGATAACTCCTACGACAGCAACACTCCTACTATTCCAGATGGTCTTACCATTTACTGAATGCTCTGTGTTTGGCCTATTGTTGAATTTTGGTTTCATATTAAAGATTAAAGTTTATGTTGGAGAATTAGCGTACTCTAGAAAATAGCTAAAGTTGTACTGGCATACCAACTTTGCAAACTCTGCGCCAAAAATAATATTGGCAGGTATTTCAAACTTAGCGAACATCCTAGCCAGCTCATCATTTGAATAGCCATTTAGGTTAGGTTTCAATGCGGTGTATGCCACTAAAAACTCGAGGTTTTTATTCTGCCTAGCATACTCATAGAGTACTCTTATTTGGTCAACTATAAAATCCTCTGGTATACTAGGGTGTATTTTCTTGGTCAAGTCTTTGGTTATTATGGCATATGATTGGCCATGTCTTCCACTGGCCTGTCCATATTTTGCCCCAAATTTATCCAATGCCACCTTTGCTGCACCTTTTCCGTGACGGCCTTCTGTGTTACTGCCAAACACAAATATTTGGTTACTAAAAAGGCGAGTGATTTCTCCTGTGTATATTTTTATCATAGGTCAACTCTTGAAAGTATCATTGAACCCCCTATAGCCCTTACCTTCCCATTTGTAAATTTTCATTGTAATTCTCCTTTTCATGTTCGTTTACTTTTTGGGATAAGAACACTATAAAGTTCACCCAACTAGTAAACGACTTGCATGGTTTTAAACTTCCCCTAAGTATAGCACGCATTTCATATGCCTTATCACTAGGTAGCATACTCTTTCCCCAATCTTCATGGAGTACTGCGAATGCTTCAGCAAGTGTACTCTCATCCAATAGTAGGGCCCTTTGTGCAAAATCATTATCACCATTTATGTAGTCCAACCCAGATAGTACATTGAGTCTTGTCATAATGGACTCAGCCAAAATGGCTGGGTTTAAGTTTGACTTAGGGTCTAAATGACCCCTAAGGCCCTCCTGGAGAGCCTCAGTTACCACATTAATTTTCTTCATGGAAGTCAGTTAGCCTTTTTATAGCGAGAATAAATATTACCACGCCTATGGTATATGCCGAAATCACCCAAAAAATATTGATGATCTGGGTGAATTCCCCCCCATTTAACAGGGTACCAAAAGTACCCCCTACTCTGGGATATGATGTTATTCACTACTATGGACACACCTAGGATGAGTTGAAGTACAGAGTAAATCCATACAAACATTCCCCTGTGCCACCACCTATACGTTAACATTAGTCTTTTAAGGTCTCCGCTGTACACCTTATTTGATGCACAAAAATCTTCAATTAGTTGTTTCCTTGACTTAGGTTTTAGAATACTTGCCATATGTGTAATTTTATGATTTGTTTAAAAGTTTCTGGTTTAAAAATGTTCTCGTACGTAGTTTATGATCATTTGGGTTGTTCCCAATTTGTGCTCGTCATCCCTCAGTAGTCGTTCATACTGTTTCGCCATCATTTGGTAGCACATTTCAGCCTCTTCATCTGATATATCAGTACCTTCAAATTCACTACCTGAACAGTTGAATATCAACAACCCAGATTGTATCCTGGCGAATTCTTTGGTCTGTTTTTTGGTTAGTTTCTTTGCCATATTATTTTAGGTACTTATCTTTTCCAAAATTTTTACTGCCTAAGATCTCAGGTTCTTCATCCCCTATGTACACACTATCCTGCGGAATTTGACCTAACTTCACTGTGTAAAGGTATGTGCTATTCCTATAGATTATAGCAATACAAGTATCAAGCTGAAATGATAAAGCAACTGCCACCATTCCACCTGCATTGTCAACACATTGTAATCTTGTGTAAGAACCATCTGTGTCAGATGTTTGGTCTATAACGCCTAGTATTCTAAATGTGCTTTTAGCGTCTTTTTTTGGCAAGGAGGTTCTAATAGTATCACCATGAATGGTAAAATTTGTTAATGGTTGAGGGGTGACTCTATTATTGAACGATAGTATTGCGTTGTATGAAACTAAGTAAATTGTAGAGTCAACCTTGTAAGGTATATACTTGCAACCAGTTGCCTCAGGAACCCTAGGCTCAACACCCATCATTTTCATGACGTCAGCGTTCTGGGCGAACACATTAAGTGTTGATAAGATGAAAAGTAGAGTTAGTAGTCGTTTCATTGTTTTGTGTGTTGTGTATGGTGTAAATATATCAAAAAACTTAATGCTAATGTGTTAAAGAGTGTTAAATTTTTGGAGTACTATCATTTATTTTAGCGAAAGCCTCATACACACCATCACCTAGTTCATTCATAATTTTCTTCAGCGACTGTATTTGTCTCTGTTTTTTCTTCTCTTCTTGTTCTCTTTTGTTTAGAATAGTCTGGGCTTTTTTGGTGGTTCTTTTTACAATTTCATCATGTACTCTTTTATTGTACTCTTTATCCGATTCATCACGTATAACAAACACACACAGACCATACATATCAATTGAAACCCTAATTTCTACTTGTTCTGATTCATACTTTACTTGTATATCACGTTTAACCTTTTCCATTAAGAGTGTGAACGCGTCAAATGTAAGCATAATTGACCTGCCCAAGTATACATTTTCTTTCAGCTTTCTTCTCTTGAACCGTTTGTTAACACTACTGATTATTTTCTTGACCTCTTCATCCGTAAGAAGGGAATTTACATCTACTTTAGCCATATTAATTTATTCTAAAATTAACCCTGATTTTGATACTGTTCGAATTGTTAGGTTTATACCACATTCCCTAAAAGTTTTCCTTATATTGGTGACGTATACATCCATTGACCTGCTGGAAAAAAAGTCAGATTTTGCCCAAACTTTTTGTAAAATGAGTTCTTTACGTACAAGTCTTCCATAGTTTATTGCAAGTACATAGAGTATGCCACTGGCCTTTTCTGATATTTTGGCCACTTCAACACCATTTTTATAGAGGGTACGTTTTGATGGGTCAAATGCACATTCCCCAAATTCAACAACCCTATTGCTCTTTGCGGTAAGTTTCTTTAATGATGAGAAGTTTTTCTCGTATGATGCGATGCACCTCATTAGGATATTGTACATGTACCCAAACTCAACATATGGTATGTAAATGTCGGCATTCATAGTTTTATCTATGGCGTCACCACCAATAATTACCATAGGCGTATAGGGTTGTTTTTTCTTTGCAAAGTCCACTGCGTTCTGACAGTATACTCCATGGTTATCTACCACTATAGCATCGACATCTCCTAATACAATACAGTCAAATAGAACCCTCTCTTGCTTGGCCACTATTATCTCTACCTTATCATTTGATGATAAGAGTATGAATTCTTTTATGATGTCATCTCTGTGAGTGTTCAGTACTATTTTCATGCTAAAGACAAATACACAACAAATATACAAAAATAAAACGAGTAAAAAAAATTAATCCTTAAATAAAGTGATCTTGTACTGCACAATAGAGAAGAATAAGAAGTAGTAAGTCCTTATGACAACTTCAAAATTTGAGTAACTACAGTAGTTCACATCATACCCAAGTATCACAGGTTTCAACATGATGTATGTCTCTCTTTTTACTTCTACAATATTATCCATTTTGTCTACTCTTTAGTTTAACACGCTTGTTACCCAACGATAGGTCTATTGCCTCAATGAGCTCATCAACTTCATCAATTGAGCATCTAAAGGCTTCGCCTTTGTATGGGTAAATTTCCCAGTATGGATAACCACATACACCAAGTGAATCGTTTACATCTAGGTAGACACTCACATATGTAGATCCTCTTGATACTACAAACCTAGCCATTGCCCCACCATATGGTGGGATTATTTTGACCTTCCAGTCTGGCTTAAATGATAGTGAAGGAATTTCTTGGGCCCATTCTGCCCATTTCTCACTGCTCTCCAACATTGTCCTGTTAAAAAAGGAACCAAAATTCTCAAAATCGAATGTTCTAGTGGCCATGTATCCTTCTCTTAGACATTTCTTCTATGCTAACATCATCCTTTATGAATTGCAGAACATCCTCTACTCTAAACCATCCATGCATCTCCATTGATCTAACCCATACAATGACATCATACTCAGTATTTACATTTTCTTTGTTAACTTCATATGAGACTGACACATTGGATAGCTTCCTACTCCTGACTATCTTATCATGTAGGTTAAGCTTATTCCTTGATCTATTCACTACTAAGGTATTCTTATCCAACTGTTCCATAGCATCAATATGATGGCTTGGTATCTTATTAGGCACTAGTAGAGCAAGGGAAGTTCTAGCAAATGGGTTACCAGTAGTCACAAATGCTATAGTCATACCATTGTTTATGAACTGGTTGTATATGCTTTTTAACATACTAATGGACTCAGGCGTATTGGCCATTACAGCGAGTTTGTTTTCACACCAAGCAGTAACTATTCCATCGTTGGATACAGTTTGACCATCCATTACATACTCAGTTTCGTCTGGAATATCAGGAAGGTACATCAACGAGTACCCTTCCTTATCATCAAACTTCAGTAATCTCCTAACATGGTCTACTTTAGCTGTTCTACTAGGTAGACCAATATTCCTTCGTGATAGTTGAGGTAATCTAAGGTAATCCCTCAAAGTATCAATACCCGTTTCGTGCTCAGCACAAAAATCATAGCCAAGAGATACACCATAAACTTCTCCATTCTCTTCTATAAAGCCGTAATGCATGAATGCCCTTCTTAACCCCATTATAGTAGTTTTAGTTGAAAGTTACTGTCCATTCTATTTAATGTCTCATCGTCAACCCCATGAACATTAGAGTTGCCATGCCTATTCTCCATGACTATAGTGAATACCCTATACCCATGCTCCTCTGCCAGTTTTACATATGGTCTAAAATCCCTTGACCTCACGAATACATTGGCCACAACAACTGTCTCTATGTTGGCTTTCATGAAGCGCTCACACTTCCTAAGGCACCATGCATGTGCAGCAGGCATAGCATCCTGACTCCATTTATACTCACCATTTCGTGTGACAAAGTCATCTGCCGTGCATACTGCTCTACTCAATTTATAAGCAAATGTGCTCTTTCCACTACCTGGTAAACCTCTTAATATTACTAAATCCTTCATCCTTTAAAAAAATCAATAACGAAAAGGTTTATACTAATTGTACACCAAAAAACAAAATTGGCAAACCACAATATAGAGACTATGAGTTTAGAATCCCCTATAGAAATAATACAAGTAATTAAACTGATCAATGAAGCTACGAACATTAATGATACAGAGAAGTTCGTTGGCGGTAGCATTAACATACAGATGATAAATGCTACTGAGCTTACTACTGTTGCGTTCTTCCTGTTCATCTCAATGTACTATTTATGTCATCCATGACCTCTTCACATAAACTTACTGATGATATATCATCAGAGTTTAACCCTAACTGGATTATCATGCCAAGCAAAACAAACTTTATTGTACCATCGACTAATGCATACTCATCGCAGGCTTTCCAAAAATCTCCATTCTTAACATACTCTAGGCCCCTATGGTAATGTAGCATGGTCCTTTCTTGCATAAGTTTTCTCTTTGCACTTTGGATACTATCAAGTTTATACCTAGCAACAGACATTGTCGAAAACAACACTACTACAAGTGTTACCCAAAACCCTAGCAGTATAGTTGCGGATGTTTTAGATTCTTTAGGCAGGTATACTAAAAGCAGGATAAACCCTGTCATGAATAATAATGATAAAATGTAAAAAGCAATCCTTAGTTTTTTTACACTTTTAATCTTTTTCTTTCTTTGTATTCTGTCCATATTTTTATCGTTTAATGGTGAAATAATAGATTGCTAATATACAAAAAATACCATTAAGAAAAAATCCTTTTTCTTTTTTTTTCACTTCCATATTTTTTCTATTTTTCTTCTTTTTAAATCTTGTATGACAATATCGTTGTCCTTTTTGTTGGCCAAGATCATTATCATAGCACATTCAAATGAAGGGTGTGTATTAGTAAAAAACTCTCTCCACACAGGAAAGTACCATCGGCGTACTTGTACTTCAAATCCACTGTACGCGTCGGTGGCAACTCTCCATTTTGTCCTAAATAGCTTCATAGTTACCTACAAAAATGGTCTGCTGTGTGTGTTGACACATAGGCATGTGGTTTACCTTCGGCCTTATACCCAAGGCCTGATAGGTACCCTATACCTGCATTGAACATAGAGTTGGACTTGTACTTTTCATTGCTACTGTAGTCCAAATGCAGTGTTATCTTCTTCTTGAATGACTCATCTGAACCATCCACCATAGCTGCGGCTATCTGTACGTACTCTGCCTCTTTCCATAGTTTTGTGGGCATTTCCTCAAGGGCATTTCTGGTGATCCTTTTTTCCCATACATCTGCAACAACTACATGAGCCCCGTGGCCTATACCTTGGCTATCTATCATATGCATTACTATGGCGATTGAGTACTTAATCTTCCTACAGTGCATTTGGCTATCACAACCTATGATAACCTTTCCGAATGGGTTACGTTGCACCCAGTCCTTAACGTACTTCTCTACGTCTTCAACAGGTGTTCCGTCTACTTTTCTAAAATTCAAATTTGTCATCTTCTTAAGTTAATGAGTACTATAGTATTTTAGTACTCTTGTGGATAGTTGTTTTGCAAATATAACAATTTTTTTCCATACCTTTATAATATGGTAGGAAATTTTATAAATTTAACAGGACTTTAACAGTTAATCCAAAACTTTCTCCCCGAGCTACATAAAATAAGTACCTAAGGCCAAGAGGAAAGGCCACTTTCACACACGCCGCGTATACGTACGCGATAATATGGAATAAATATAAAAAGTTCTTTAAAAGGCCGATTTTAACAGAACTTTAACACCGAGAAATTTTTATATATTAATCCTATTTTGTATTTTTACATCTTAAACCATGAGAGCCATGACAAAATACAGCATCACATTTGAAGATGCGAAGACCCTTTGCGAGTACTACAATAACCAGAACTTCTACAGTAAGGTACATGAAGTTGATGGGTTTAAGTGTGTATCGTTTAACTACTTCCTGTGTGGGTATGAACACTTTGCCAACCCTATTCCTGGGAAACCTATGGATGCATTTGACATGAGAGGTGTTACATTTGTGACCTACCCAAGGGGCGATCTATTTAGACGATTCCTAATGCTTCCTAAGTTCTTTAACTTAAACCAAGTTCCATCAACGCAATACAGCGTAGTGTCAAGTAAGACTATTAGGCATGTCGCTGAAAAAGCCGACGGGTCTCTCATTGCTTTCATGATGCTTCCATCTGGTAAGGTTTTTGCCAAGACCATTGATGGCTTTAACAATGAACAAGTTGAAATGGCTATGAAAATAGCCAAAGGCTCTTTGAGTCTTTTCAACTGGATTCATCGTGTGACTGATGAAGGGTTTACCCCACTATTTGAGTATGTTTCACGGCATAACCGTATAGTGGTTAGGTATGACAATAGTGAACTACGTCTCATAGGTCTGAGGAACAATATGACCCGAGAGTTCATTCCAGGATCTGAAGTTGAAAATTTACCCCATTGTATTGTAGTGATTAAGAATGAAAAACTAACCTTGGATGAAATGATCTCAATGTCAAAGACTGTTGAGAATAAGGAGGGATGGGTGGTCATGTTCGATGATGGTACCTTTGTTAAGATAAAAACATCTTGGTACTTCAACTTGCATGGTCTAATGACTGAGAACTTATTCAGGGAGGACTACATTGCACATCACTACCTTAGCGGAACACTTGATGATATTGTATGCCAAATTGAAGAGAATGATACAAAGGCCCATGAGTTTATTGGTACTGTTGTGTCATCAATCGATAAGTTCTCATCATTTATTGACGGAAATGTCAATGAACTCATTAGGGTACTCAATGAAGACTATAAAGGCGATTTTAACAAGTTTGCAACAAACAACCATAAGAGACCCTACTTCAGCTTTGTGAGTCGTGCCCTTACTAGCAATGAAGAGTACAAGAAGCATAAAGTTAGGTTAATCCTAAAGGAAACCTATAGGTTGAATGAGGCTAGAACTATTGTTGATAAATATAAAAACTAAAAACCCAAACACATATGGACCAAAAACCTAGGATTTACATACTGCCCAAAGTGCAGTTCCATGCTATGCTGGAAGGAAACGGAATAGATGATAGTAATGTTGACGAGTACGTTAGCCATGCATTTATAAGCATTAATGATTTTAGTGGTGAGTACTACCACACACCTCTATTTAGGCATTCTCATCATAATGTGCTCACGCTGTTCTTTGATGATGTAAAGGATGAGACAGAGACTTCGTCAACTAATAAAGGTAAAGTAAAGGCGTTTGATGAAAACATGGCCGAGAGGATTGTCAAGTTCCTTGATAACAACAGGACTGTCAAGAACATAATTATCCATTGCGCTGCAGGTATAAGTAGAAGTGGCGCTGTGGGGACCTTTGCACTTGATTACCTTGGTGGAGATAAGGAGTTGTTCAAGAGGGATAACCCCATGATTTCTCCTAATGGTGAGGTATTGAGAATACTCCATAACTACCATAGGGGGATCATTGGATGCTAAAATAAGAATTATGTGATGTATAAGATAGTAAGGAGCTCAATAATAGAATCTGTTAACATACTACAGCCAAAGTCTCATGAAGATATAATTGAGGACCTATTCAAGTTAAGTCAAAAAGAAAAAGACCAATCTCTTTTGAATGTAAGTGAAAAGGGCCATATTAAATTAGTAAAACTCTTGTTAGATGCTGGGGCTAATGTCCATGCTGGTGATGACTATGCACTTAGATGGGCAAGCCAGAATGGGCATACAGAAGTGGTCAAGCTCCTACTGGGTAAGGGGGCCAATGTCCATGTTGGTGATGACTATGCACTTAGATGGGCAAGCCAGAATGGGCGTACAGAAGTGGTCAAGCTCCTACTTGATGCTGGGGCCAATGTCCATGCTGAAGATGACTGTGCACTTAGATGGGCAAGTGCTAATGGCCGTATTGAAGTGGTCAAGCTCCTACTGGATAAGGGGGCCAATGTCCATGCTGGTGATGACTATGCACTTAGGTGGGCAAGTAGCCGTGGTCATACTGAATTGGTTAAGCTCCTACTTAATAGAGGAGCCGATGTTCATGCTAAAGATGACTATGCATTTAGGTGGGCATGCAAAGGTGGTCATATTGATGCGGTCAAGCTCCTACTGGACGCCGGGGCTAATGTCCATGCTGAAGACGACATTGCACTTAGATGGGCAAGAGAAAAGGGTCATACAGAAGTGGTCAAGCTCCTTAAGAGCAGGATGAATGAGTCCTTCTACCCAGTACTTGAAGCTACTAGTGATATACTAAAACCAAAGTCTCTCAGTCAAATGGATTTACAGAACTTATCACAGTATAAAAAGAATAAAATGCTTTCAGTTGCCAGTCGAAATGGATATGTTGAATTAGTCAAACTTCTACTTGATAATGGGGCAAAAGTTAGCGCTAATAACTACGAAGCTTTTAGACAAACATGCCAATTTAATAAGTTATTTCTAGCTAAAATTTTATATGATAAGTTTGTCGATGTTCACGCTATTGATGATGAAGCACTTAGATTTTCAGCACAGAATGGACATGTTAATATAGTAAGATTTTTACTAGATGTTGGGGCAGATGTGCATGCCGATAATGACTACGCACTTAGGTGGGCAAGTGAGAATGGTCATACTGAAGTAGTAAAACTCCTAATTGACGCTGGGGCTAATGTGCATGCAGGTGATGACTATGCGCTAAGGCGTGCGAGTAGTAGAGGTCATGCTGAAGTAGTAAAGATATTACTAAATGCTGGGGCTAATGTGCATGCAGGCGATGACTTTGCGCTTAAGTGGGCAAGTGCTAATGGGCATACAGAAGTGGTCAAGCTCCTTAAGAGCAGGATGGAAGTAGTTGAAGGTGTTGGAGATAAATTAGCTGCATCACATTTCGGTATTTATGATAAGGTAGACAAGTTTGATGATGAGTACGCAGTCAGTAAGCTCAATAAGGACCAGGTAATACAAGTGAATGAAAAGGCCTATGTTGTGAAGAACCCTTCCAACATTAATGAGCTGGGTGAGAACGTTAGGGGGTTCATCGATAAGGATGGAAACCTATACCTTTCACTAAAGGCCAACTGCATACACCAAACCATACTAGACGCATTGGTTATAAAGGGTGTACTACCAAATAGACCCAACTGGTGGAAGACTCTCCCTTTGTCATTCATAAGCGTACAGCGAGTGAAGTCCACCAATACCATTGCGATGGGAGAAAGTAACCTACTACTAGATGACCCATACCCCTACACTGAGGACCAAGTGAACACTGCATTTAAGCAGATAATAGATAGGGCTAGGAGACTACACCCAAGAATTAACATAGAGTTTAAACATATAAAATACTACAATAGAATGTACTTAAAGGAAGAACAGTCACAACATGGACTACCATCATTCGAAGAACTCGTAAGTCGGGCCCCATTAGAGATAAAGGAGCTTGTTGAGAATTGTGCCACTACACTACAGAGCCCTACATGGCATCCTGAGGGGGACTGCAGACGTCATATTAAAATAGTGTACAACAGGGCACTCAAAACAGGGGACCTAAATATGGTTCTTGCTGCATTGTTCCATGACCTTGGGAAAGTTAGCACAACACACCCATCTGAAAAAACTCCTGGATCATGGAGTGCATATGGCCATGAGAATGAATCAACAAAAATTCTTGAAAGGCATAGGGCATGGGTTGAATCTCTTGGTGCTGATTTCACTAAAGTTCATGAGGTTGTAAAGAACCATATGAGAATAAAGCTCATAGATGAAATGACAACACCCAAGAAGAACACATTACTATCAAACCCTTATATAGAGTTCATAAAGAAATTCTCTGAGTTTGATACTATGTCAACATTGACACCTGAGGAACTATCAGGAGAATAAATAGAATAAAGTACCCAATGAGAGCAAAATATGTAAATAGCAGACTTGACGAATCCATCCTACTTCCAAAAACCACTGATACAATACTTTCAGATATAAATAGGGGGGCCAGTATTAACGATCCTCAAAGACTACTTAATTTTGCTTTAGTCAATAATAACTATGACCTTGCCAAAAAGGCCTACTCAATTATTGCAAATAATTATAGCCCTACTATTAAAATTCTTGATAATGTAAATGTTAATAAACTTAGTCCTGAACTATATGATATCGTGGAGAATGTATTCTACAAGTTCTCTTATTCTACAACCAAGTTTAAAGCAGGGGTTATTCTTAATAGTAAACGTCTTCTTCGTAATTCATTATTGTCATTAGTTGAAAATCCCAGTGTAGACTTCACAAAACTGAACCAAGAAAATAGGCAATTTATCAAGGACTACTTCATTGATTACTTTAAGAAAAATACTGTAACCAACAATGAGTACATACTACGTACTAAAATGGCGCTTTCATTTGCTATACAGACAAAAGATGTTGAACTTCTAAAATTCCTAAGGGCCAATGAGAACCTTCCGACCTGGGCCAAAAACATAGACATAGATGATATGACTACCTATGTAACGAAATCATTGCGCCCTAAGAAAGGGTACATCCTATACCGCATACTACAGTACGCTAACAATAAAGCACTTAAACTTTCTGACCTTCAACGTTTTGCCTATGAACTTTCATATGGAAAAGGAACTTTCCATAAAATCGATGACAGGGGGTACTACTCAACAAACTTCCAGTGGGCCTATAAGAACTACTTCACCCGTGATGAGAATAAAATGTGGGTACTATCACAGGAAGGGAAGGATAAGCTAAAGGAACTTAGGCAGTTCTTTAGCAAAAACTACCCTAAGTATAGTTAACGGTTGGTCCTAGCCCTACTCAACCAGTCATTAGTATTCAGAATACTTCGACTAATATTTCACAAGATGCATCATCAATTCTGGTAACAGCCAAGGCTGTTTTTGATTATGTAGCTCCTCAATATGTAGCTCTATCTAAATTAGATGCTTCTGTTAATAATACACTTGACGCATTAAGTATTTTTTATGATAAGACCCAAGTCGATGCTTCTTTCTACACAAAGGGTTATGTCGATGCTTCTTTCTACACAAAGGGTTATGTCGATGCTTCTTTCTACACAAAGACCCAAGTCGATGCTTCTTTCTACACAAAGGGTTATGTCGATGCTTCTTTCTACACAAAGACCCAAGTCGATGCTTCTTTCTACACAAAGACCCAAGTCGATGCTTCTTTCTACACAAAAGGTTATGTTGATGCTTCAATAAAACAACTTTCAGACCAAATAGGACAAAGTACTACGAACTATTGGGACCTTAGTACAAATGGAACTACCGTGTTTCTCAAAGATCCTTCTGATAATTTAGGTGTGTCATCATTAGAAATAAAAGAAAATGGTGGAAAATTAACATTTGTTGACATGCCTATATCTTCAGCCCCTATTGGATCTGAACAGAGCTACTCTATGAAAATTGATGGGTCTTCAGCTATAAAAGTATGGGGAATGGGTAATACAACATCTCTGTCAGAAACTGCTGTTGCTGTTGAAGCAGGGTACTTATGCCTAGGGGATCCTTGTACAAATGGGTCTTGGCGATTTGTTGTACTAACAAATGGAACCCTATCAGTCCAAAAACGTATAAGTGGATCTTGGGTCGAAAAGGGTAATTTTAGTGAATAGGTATGGCCATAGTAGTAAATACACTTCCCCAGGATATTGTTCCTATAAAAATACTTACCATAGACCAATTGGTAAAAGCTCTTCCTAAGCACTTGGATACTAGTGTAAATGTGTGGGTAATAGGAAAAATTGCAATGTATGGAAGTACACCAGATAATATAGTGTTTCTAGTTGATTCTGATGTTGAACCTGACTCAAGTACAAAAATGTTTTTTAACTCAATAGTTGAACCATTTGGGTTTCAGGCTACTGCATCTAATGATTGGAAATGTAACAATAATAAAACCCGTATTAGACTCTATGATAAAGGAGAACTAATCATTGACAAAAACACCATGTCATATACAAGACCTGCCCCTGTAGTGGATAAACCGTTTACTATAACTGCCAAGGAAGTTATTGCAATGCTTCCTAAGAGTGTTGAATGGCCATTTGACATCTATATGACTGGTGGAGTTGTAAAAAACGGGTTTAGTAACAATGATGTTGACTTTATAGTTTTAGACCCTATAGATAGGCAAACACTAGTTGATATTAAGAACTACCTAAACCTTTACATTTCATGTACGGTTCATGTTGGTTCAAGTATAATGCCTGATCGAGAGCCTGTTTACTTATATAAAGTTTACACAAATGGATTTTTAATAAAGACTTAATTATGCCATCAGTTCAAATATATGCCAATAAGCACTCTCATGTGGACCAAGGGGCCCCCAATACTAATGTACATATATCATCGTACACAATTTATGGAACTCCAAGTGCCTACTACTACCCTGAGACAACAGTTGGATATGAATCTAGAGCTTGGTTTGGGTTTGACCTAAGTTCCATACCAGTAGGTAGTTCAATAATAAGTGCAACAGTATCATTTGGTATAGACATCTGTTGGAACCAAGAATACATAACAGATGCAGGTATTTTCAAGTCAACTTCAAACAGTTGGACAGATGTCAGCATAACTTGGAATAATGCACCCAGTGTAGCAGCCTCGCCATCCGCTACATTTTATTGGGATTCAAACATAGGGGGTTCCGGTAATCCAGGGTACTCTGATGTAGCTATTCCTACAAGCGACATTGCTACATCACTAGGAGACGGACAAATTTCATACTGCCTAAAGAACTATGTAAACCCGATGCCGTATTGGTTTATTATGAACGGTGGAGTTTACCTAACTATTACATATGAGGCTGCTAAAGCTGTACTACCCCATAGTGTTACACTTGGAGAATACAGCGGGAAAGTTATCATTGGAAATGGTAGTGGAAAAATGATAATAAATAACTAAATACTTTATACTATGGCATTTACAACTAATTCTTTACATGTTGACGGGTCGTTAAGCCTGGATGCGTCATTGTTTGTTAATATAAATGGTGTTGTACTATCTAGCGCTGGAGTTTTAGTTGGAGCATCTAGCCTAGTCACATCATATGGCGGAACAGGGGTTACATCATACTCCCAAGGTGATTTACTTTACTACAACTCCGGAACAACCTTAACGAGATTGGCAAAGACCACAACAACAGCAAGTTTCTTACGGAATGGTGGAACTAATAACAACCCGTCATGGTCAAAGGTTAATGACGTGGATATATCCTTAGGGGATACAACAACAAATAACGCTACATCATCTAGACACGGTTTTCTTCCTAAACTAAATAACAATAATGCAACATACCTAGATGGCCAGGGCAATTGGTCATCACCACAGACACTTCAGTTTGCGTCATATGCAAACAATGCATGGGATTTCCTTGCCATGCCTGGATATGGTTACGGTTTAATAATAGGAAACGAATTAGATGAAGGTGATACTCCTGATGAACAACTTATGTTGTATAGAAGCACAGGACCTTCAGGACTCATGGTATGTTCTGGCACATTACAAGATAGATGGAGTATAGGAACTGGCTGTACAAATAATGGTATGACCGCAAGGTCTATGTACTTTTGGATGCCTGATGGCATGACCTCAGGTCATGCCATTGAGTTCACGCAGTCAAGTGAGATAATCTCAACAAAATCAAGATTACGGGCACAAGGTTTGTATGTTTCACAGGTAAAAGGCCAATCTGAGTATGATGGAAAAGTTATGTACTTTACACCTGATACATCCTCAAGAGGATATGTGCCAAGCACAAGGATACTATTCCAAGACATTGATGTATCCCTATCTCCTGGATTGCAACTACAAAAATGTTTCGCAAATTCGCATGGCATAGATTACTTAGTGGTCAACAGTTCAACAGCATATGAGTTTGAGTTTAATATTAAAGTAAAACAATTTAATCAATCATATTTTGGGTTTTATGGGTCATACACAAACCTTAGGTCTACTAAGTACTATGGATCTAGTTCATATATAACAAACGACCCAGTAGCTGATGGTCAAGTAAACCAAACCAACTATATACTAATGGGGTCTAAAACAAACTTGGCTGATGTAAGTACATATGCTAGGCTGGCAGGGTATACTGCGCTGTCTTGGATTTATGCTAGCATAAAAGGAATAATATACATAAATCAAGGAGGAATACTATACCCGTCATTAAAGTTTGGCAGTTCTGTTGCTTCAAACGCCCCAACAATTTATGGAGAAGGATTTACATACTTTAAACTAACACCATTAGGAAACGCTGATTTAAAACATGTACTATGATAAAACTACTAAAAATACTAGGTCTTATACTAAAAGGGTATGCCTTATGGGTGCTTTACTATGTTTGGCCCCCTTATAGGATGATGCGAAAGGCTGAAGCCTTGTATAGAATATCAGTATGCGAGAAGTGTGAGTTCTTTACACCAATTAGAACTTGCGGTGAATGTGGGTGTTTCATGGACGTAAAGACCAAGATGAGGTTTCCTATGGATTCCTTTGAGATATCCATAGGGGGTTGTCCAGAGAAGAAATGGTGATGAATAAATAAACAAAAGGTACTATGTCTACAGAAGACCAAAATATAAGCGGGGCTGTTCCAGGTGCACAAACACCGAACCCAAACACATTGGTGACAAACCCCAATGCCAATCCATGGGAAGTATTCAACCCAAATGCTGCACTGTCTGCATTACAAACATTCAACACACTTAACAATGTAACCAATAAAATGTTTGGCATTGATGCTAGATGGTTTAGAGCTGTTCCACAACAGAGGTCAAAGGACATTATGTTCAAAGAGTACACCCTTTCGTGTGTAGAAGAAACCCCACTATGTTTACGAGTTGTTGTGGCCAACGGTACAATGCCAGATTCAAACTACCAGTATGACCTAATGGGACTTGAGTACAATGTTCCAGTCGAGATCCAAATAGACAAGAAGTACTGGGAGGAGATAGCAGGGTTTGGGACTGCACCACAGAAGAAGGACATAGTGTACTTGGCAATGCCAAACAAACTGTACCAAGTTGAATCATCATACCTAAAAAGAGGATTCATGGAGCAAGAGACCACTTGGGTATGTAACCTACGCAAGTATACCCCAGAGGCGTCCAGAAGAGAGGGGGATGCATTAAAGGAAACTATTGATAAGTACACAATATCTGAACAAGAGTTGTTTGGAGATGCCCAGGAGTATGAAAGGATGAAGCTTACTGACAAGAGGCAGATGTCACCGTTCAACTCAACTGAGCGCGATCAATTCAAGCAACTTGATGATAGCCTAAGGGTTATTCCAGCAAACGTTGAAATTTATGGAACTATAGTGGCCCAGGGCTTCTATGACATGGCATCATCATCCATGTACAATGCGGTGGAGTATAAGAGCCCGGTAGGCGATGAGATAAAACCAACATATGATAGGGCTATTACTGCTTGGATAAATCCTCAACCCGTAGATGAATCATATGAAGTAGTTTGGATACAAGAAGACCTTACACTAACCCCACCTGCAAACTATAAGATTAAGATAAAAGGCCCTAGACGTTTTGCTGTTGACGATGTGTTCGTCATATCTAAATCAGGATCCTTGAACTTCTATGCAAAGGTTATAGATGATGGGTACTCGTCAACGGGGGTTTATTGGTGTAGGATAGAGTCAAGTGTTGTGAGTCATATGAATAGTGTTAAGCCTAACTGGTCTTCTCAACTGGGGTATAAGGCAAAACTAAAAAATCCTATAACATTACTAGATGGGATAAACACATCAACATCTGGATTTGCCGTTACTATAGCTGCTAACCAGTATGTAAAAATCCAGTATGGTACTCAAGAGCATATGGCTATTTTGGACACACAGCTAACTGATAACACGTGGTATGGTGTGGTAGTCAACATAGGTAATAGTTGGAACCAGTACAACGTGTATGTTTGGGAACAGCACCCATCAGATCTAGATGCCAAAATACGAGTTAAGTTCTACTCTACTATACCATTTACACCTGAGTACACTACAGTACAGAAGTACACTGTGAACAAATCCCCATCATATGTCACAAATATTCGTTTATTCAAGACCACAATAGAAGAAGAGAACCAGCCCAAAGAGTTGCTTTCATACTTTACTAAGGACTCTGACCAAGCCCTGATACTCGATTCATGTGATATACGTTTTAGGGCTCCTTATATTTCTAAGCAACGTTAATACATATATGTCATGAAAATAAAACAAGAGAGAGACGAACTAGAGAAGTTACTTGAAGGTAGTTCGGAAAAAATAGGAAAGGAGATAGATGCATCAACCGCACCAGAACTACAAATGGGTCCTGCTTTTGAGGTGAACTATGATGAACTCCAAAAAGAATGTGAGAAAAAGGCCAAGAAAATGATACACAATGCAACAGGCCTTATGTTCAGTGATGAACTCGTGAAGGACAACCCATACTTAAAGAACAAGATGCAGGTTGACGTAATATCCTTAGCTGGTATGCTATACCAGCTGAACATCAATGAGATGATGCAAAAAGCCCTTATGGAAGAAGTTAGGTCTGGTGCAATGCACCCTAGGATGTTTGAAGTGTTTGGACAAATGTCTAAGACTATAGGAGAGTTGAATAAACAACTTCTACAAACAGTCGAGGCTATAAAGTCTACATATAGGGACCTAAAACAAGACATACGCGAAAAGAACCAAGATATGGCAGCCATTGGACAGGGTAGTATAACCAAGACCAATGATGGAATAATAGCCTTAGGCACAAAGGAACTCATAAAGGAGACTAAGAAACTTAAAATGTCCAAGGACCTTGACATCCAAGATGTGGATGCCATCTAATACTACTCTATGTCATCACATATAATTTGGAACACACAGACTGTTCTAGAAACAGTAGATAAGCTAAGACAGGGGGCAGATGTTGACCTTGGGTGCTTTCATGATAGGAACCCAGAGTTAAAGGCTGCAAACATCCTATTCCAGCTAACTCATGAAGAAGAGCAAGAGTTCATAAGGTGTTCCTCAGACATAGACTACTTTGTTGAAACATACTGTAGGTTCCTTACTGATAAGGGTAGGACAACTGTTCCACTTAGACCTTTTCAGCACGATATACTTAGTACACTTGGAGACGAGGAATGGCTTGATTCTATAGAAGATGTTGCACCTAAGGTACGCAACTTTATTTTAATGGCCTCGAGGCAGACCGGTAAATGTTTTTTACATACAACAAAAATATATATAAAAAATACAGTTACAAATAAAATTAGTACAATATCATTAGGCGAGTTCTTTGACCTTGTAAGTAAACACCAACAACAAACTAAGCCTACATTAAAGAAAAAACTTTTGCATTCTATAAAAGTGTTTCTTTATAAAGTTTACAATATTTTGTCCTGATGCCATGAATATATAAAATAAATTGTTATGACAAGAAAATGTTTAGTTTGTGGCAAGGAGTTTGAAACCAATGATGGTCGTATTAAAATGTGTTCTGATGAATGCCGCTCTCAGTATAAAGAGTACTTTAAGAAAAAAACTTCTAATGAATTAAGTGGTGTCGAAAATGAAGATTTTATAGTTTGCCAATGGTGTGGTATGAAGGTCAAGAGAATTTACGGCAAGCACATCCAAAAGTTCCATCCAGGAAAAACATCTAAGGACTACTCATTAGAATTTCCTACACACCCATTAACTTGCAGTAGAGATAAAGAGAACACTTCTAAGAATGCTGGCAAGCATATGAAGTCTGAATACTACAAGAGTATGTTCTCCGAGAAGTTTAGGGGTGAGAACAACCCAAACCATAGGTCTAAGACTACAGAACAGCAAAGAAAGGAGATATCCCCTTTTAGCAAAGAGTTCTACACTAAACGTGGCTTGACAGAAACCGATAGAGAAGAATTCATAAAAAGGGCCCTTTCAGATAGGGAATTTGAAACTAGGGTAGACTATTGGGTTAAAAGGGGTCTTTCAGAAGAAGAGGCCATTGGAAAAATTAAAGAAAGACAAATAACATTTTCACTCAATAAGTGCATTGAGAAGTATGGAGAGGAAAAAGGCCTAGAAAGATGGAAACAACGTCAAGAAAAATGGCTTAATAATTATAAAAGAAATAGTTATTCAAAGGTTTCTCAGGTTTTGTTTAAACAGTTGTATGATTTAATAAAAAATAATTTCAATGAAATATATTTTGCAACTATTCATGACAATAAAAGGAACAATGAATACACACTAAAATTAAGTAATAGAATAGTTAAACCAGATTTTTTAGTAAAAGATAATAATAAAATAATAGAATTTGATGGTATTTACTGGCATCAAAATTCAGTAGTAAATAAATCAAGAGAGGAGCAAAGAGATAAATCTATAATGGAAGGAGGATATAAGATATTACATATTCGTGAAGATGATTTCTACGACGATCCAAATGGAACAATAGAAAAATGTATAACATTTATTTATGAGTAAGATTAAACACATACTACGTTCATTTATACTGCACCTTATACAGCGTATAGAGGCGTATGAGAATATGGGTGTGGATATGACCGAGAAGCTTATAGAATCATATGATATTGAAAAATTTGAAATTCAAACAGATAAAGGGTTTAAACCTATTTCATTCATACATAAAACCAAGCCTTTTAGTGTTTTTAGGGTAGAACTACAAAATGGTTATTTTATAGATGCCGCTGATAACCATATTGTATTTGACAGTATGATGTCCCAAGTTTTTGTAAAGAACCTAAGGAGTGGAGATTTTATACAGACTGATGTAGGTTTACAACGGGTTATTAGCATCACAGAGTACTCTCCTAGTGTTTGTATGTATGATGTGACTGTTGACTCTGATGACCATAGGTTTTACGGAAATGGGGTTCTATCTCATAACACAACCACTATAGCGGCTTACTTTGCTTGGTACTTGTGCTTTCATACAGATAGGAACCTTGCTATTTTGGCCAATAAACAGGCGACAACATTTGAAATCGTTAACAAGGTAACTGATGTATTCAAAGGGTTACCATTCTTCCTAAAGCCTGGTATACTTAGTATAGGTGCAGGTGGAATGAGACTTGACAACGGATGTATGCTAACATCTCAGGCCACAACTAAAACAGCAGCTATCGGTTTTGCTATACATGTTCTATACATTGACGAGTTTGCCCATATCCAACAGAATATCGCAAGGGACTTCTGGCGGTCAGTTTACCCTACACTTTCGTCATCTCAAGTTTCACAATGTATCATATCATCAACACCTTATGGTCAGGATAACCTATTCTTTGAACTATGGGATGGTGCTGTAACAGGAAAGAATGACTTTACATGGAAAAGAGTTGACTACTGGGAAGTTCCTGGTCATGATGAAGAATGGGCAAAGAAAATGAAAAGAAACTTTGGCGAAGATGAATTTGCCCAAGAGTTTGAACTAAAGTTTGACATAAAGGCCAATAACCTTCTTGACGGAAGTAACCTAAGTTGGATGAAACGACTCTCCAAGATGTTCTCATATAGAAACGTTAACCTAGACCATACATCTTTGGATAGTGAACTCTACGAGAACCTTCAATGGCGGAATGACTTTAACCCAAATGGCAGTGTAGATAAGAAAAATGAAAGGTATGTGTTGACTGTTGACATTGCAGAAGGAAAGGATATAGATGAGAAAAAGGACAGCGACTACAACATAGCAAGTGTACATAAGGTTAAACTAAAGAGCCTTGCAAAACTAAGAAAACTAAGGAAAGATGAACACCGTATAGAGAACTTGTTTAGACTTGAACAAGTTGGCCTTTATAGGGATAACGTAAAGGATGTTGAGGCCCTTGCAAAGGTGTCAAAGGCCATTGTATTTGACCAACTTGGCCCAGATGTATGTAAAATGGTGGTTGAGATGAACTTCAATGGTAAGGCCTTTATGATGGAGTTCTCTAACCATGATGAGTACTCTGATGAACTAGTAATGCATACATACCATACTGCTCCAGTTCCAGGAGAAAAGCTTCCTCGTAAAAAGGCCGGTTTTAAAGTTAGGTCTGATAAGGACCACTTTGTTAAACTTGGAAAAAGACTTATCGATAGGAAAACAATATTAGTGACAGAAGAAGAAACATACTATGAGTTCAATGCTTTTGGAAAGAGTAAAGATGGGAAGTATAAGGGTATCGCTAGGCATGATGATATAGCCATGAGTGTTCTAAATCTTTCTAGACTTTATCAAGAGAGTGAGTACTCTGATTGGCTGTATGATTTCTTAGAGTCAATGAGCGATTGCCCAGAGAAAAGGCTTGCAATGGAAATTCTAAAGGAACCATATGATGAAGAGGACCTAAGCGATGACTTATTCAAGGCTATGTATGAAGATGACGTTGAGAACAATATTAGGGAGATATTCAACAAGAGTAGTGAACAGTACTTGCGGTACAAGCCCGGAAGGTCATTTTAAACTCAAATATATAATGTAAAACAATGAGTAGGAGACATAAACTGTAATTATTATCCTACCCTAAGTATGATATATAAATTAAAATAAACAAAAATTCCATGGCAAAATTAGCTTTAGATTTATCACAGTTTAAATCTGCTGGAGTATATACGATCGAGGTTGACCAGTCTGAAAGGATTACTGTAACAACACAGTCCCTTAGGTTGGTTCCTGGATTTTCTAGGATAGGGCCATTCAACGCACCTGTATTTATTAGGTCAACAAGGGATAGGCAAAAGTACTACGGAGATTTAGACCTTAAGCTTGAAAGAAAGGGATCATTCTTCCATAGGTCTATAGACACATGTCTACTACAATCCCCTGTATTTGCCATTAACTTGCTTAATGTTAATACAGACCCAGACCTTATGTCAAATGCTGACCAAGTTAGTGTTATAGCGCTTTCTTTGGATAGTAGTTCATACGTTCAGGAGGATGATTTGGGTAATATTCCTACCGATCTTTACATCAACTTCTTCAATAGGGAGAGGTTTTGGAAAGCTGATCCTAAGTACTTACAAGGAGTCATCCAAAATAAGTATGGCGGTGTAACAAACGCAGAGAGTGCTCCATTATTGCAATTTGCTAATGTTGGAACAAGGGATATATCTTTCATTGTCAGAAAGGCTGTTGGCCTACAAGGTTACAGTGTTTATGCAAAGGAATGGTATGGTTCTGACACCAATATTCCGTTCAAGTGGATTCGTCCATTCGACCTTATAAAGGACTATTTTATACAAGTGTACGCCATTGAAGGGGATTGGTCAAAGTACAACAAACTTTCTACTGACCCTATATTCTCTGAGTTCTTTAATTCAAAGGGTATTATACCTAGCAAACTAGGAGATTTTATCAACCTTCCACAGGTAAATCTTGTTGGATCTTGGACTGGTACTATAATTCCTGAGTTTAGGGACCAAACTGGCGCTAACCAATTCATTGAGGACATTGTGAATTCTTCTACACCATTAACAGGAGTTTTACTGAATGTTAACAACGAGGCTCTTGACCAACTTATTTGGGATGATGTACAAGACCAGTGGGAAATTGGTGATGGGTCTTCTACTGAAGCTGCCCTTTACACAGTTGACTTAGTTGGACACAACCTTGTTGACTACGCTGGGACAACAAATGTAACTAAGAACTTCTTAAGCTATGTTATAGACGTTTCAGACAACATACTACACACAGATGTTAGTATAGCACTTTATGGATCATCAGGCAAAATATTTACTCTTGACTCTTCAACAACAGCTGTTCAAACATCAATTACTGTAGGTTCGTTAGTGAAGAAGGATAGTACAGATGGAATACCTGGTGTTACTAGAGTTATTTCAAAGGTATTCGACTCTACATTGGGTAAGTATAAAATTGAAACAGCTGAACCTATTTTCAACTATACTTCCAACCCAACAAATATTACTGTACAAAAGCCTATCGATGATGCTTCAATAGCAACAGCATATAGGATGATTAAGATGGAAGGTCTTAACATTACAGCAAACCATTTACCTGGGTATAGCACTACAGGTGCTCCTAATAATGAAGAAGGGGTTGAAAAAATCTACTCAATGTTAGAGGACAAAGGAATCCTAAGAGGTTTAACAAATCCTGACATGATCCAGTATAGGTACATTGTAGACACAATGGGTTATGGACTACGTCCTGAGTTAGGAGGTAAAGTTTACCTATCAAGACTTGCAAAGAAAAGAGGAAAGACAACAGCGATTATAAGTGCTCCATCAATAACTCATTTTGCAAATTCACAAGACCCATACTTCTGCGATATGTTTATTCCTGGAGTTGACCCAAAACCTATATTCTCAACAGAGTGGATTCCACAAGGTGGTAACCCAGACATGGTGAGATCATTTAGGTTCAGCATTCCAACAGAGGATAACGGCGCAAGGTACTGTGGAGTTTTCGGACCATACTTAAAGTACGTTGACAACGATAAGACCATACTTGTTCCACCTGCTGCAGACGTTTCTAACACATTTGTTAGGAAGTTCTTAGGAGGAGACCCATTTGCTATCGTGGCAAATAAGAATGGTATCATTTCTAATGCTAATGTTGGTGGTGTTGAGTACAACTTAGACCAAACAGATAGGGATTACCTAGAACCATTTGGTTACAACTCTATCATAGAGAGACAGTCTACTGCTCAAGTTCTTATCTATGCCAATAGGACTTCATACCAAACAGTTAAGAGTGATTATAACTACCTACACGTTAGGGAACTATTGAACACTATTGAACTACAGGTTGAGGATATCCTAAAGAACTATGTGTTTGACTACAACAACCCTGTTTCAAGGTTAAATATAGTGAACCAGATAACTCCTATACTTGAGTCTATAAAAGATGCAGGCGCGCTTTATGACTATGAAATAGTTATGGATGAAAGCAACAACACAGGAGAACTTATAGACGAAGGATTTGCCATAATTGACATAGGAGTATGGATCAACAAAGGTATGGAGAAAATAGTAAACAGGATAACTGTGAACAAGCTAGGAACATCTAGCAGTGGAGGATTCACAGCGGTCTAATTTATGAATGACTATGACTAGATATTTTTATATTTACAAGACAACTTGTAAAGTAAATGGAAAAATATATATTGGACAACATATTTCTAAACGTCTTAATGATTCCTATATAGGTTCAGGAAAGGCGTTTAGAAATGCTGTTAAAAAGTATGGTAAAGAAAATTTTATAAAGGAAATAATTGAATATTGTTCTTGTCAATTAGATCTTAATGAAAGGGAAATTTATCATATAAAACAGTTTAATTCATTATATCCAAATGGGTATAATTTAACAAAGGGAGGAGATGGAAACTTTGGATGGATACCATCAGATGAAGTTAAACAGAAGATACGCGAAGCACACATAGGTTTTAAATATTCGCCTGAATTTTGTATAAAACGTTCAGAGCTTACAAAAGGACCAAAAAATCCTAACTATGCGAAGAAGATGTCTGAAGAAACAAAAGAGAAAATAAGGAATTCAATCAAAGGATTTAGACATAGTGAAGAAACAAAGAAAAAATTGTCGCATAAATTAAAAGGCCGAAAATTAACAGATGAACATAAGAAAAAAATAAGCGAATCCAACAAATTAGTTAGCCGCCCTGGTAAAAGAGGATGGCATCATACTGAAGAAACAAAGAAAAAGATAAGTGATAAATACAAGGCAAGATTGCTCTTACAAAAACAAGATAAATAAAATAAAATAATACTATGGCAGATTTCAAAAGTCAAGGAAGTTTTGGGTTACCACACTGGAAGAATTCTAGGGCCGCTCAGGAACTTTATGAACCCATATATCTTAATTTGTTCACAATCCAAATAGCTCTACCTGTTGGTGTAGGATCCAGCGATGAGAACACAAACCTATTGCTTGAGAACGTTCAGAATATAACAGGCCTTGTTTCGCACTCTTTCCCTGGTTCACCAATGGAACAACAGTACAAATGGGCTACAAGAAGGTTTGCAGGCGCTAAGCCAGATAAGACCACCATGGATATTGGGTTGACCTTTGAGGTAAACTTGGATAACAACAAGAGTGCGTATGTTCTTAAAACACTCAGGAAATGGTGTGATTTAGTGTATGACCCATTAACAGGACGTACAGGTCTAAAAAGGGACTACGTTGCAAGTAACATGCTTATCACTATGTATGACAGAGCAGCCAACCCATTCTGGCAATGGAAATGCTACAATGTGTTCCCAATTTCACAGTTACCTGCGCCTGAGTTGGCGTATATGAGCGACGAGCACTACAAGATTGAGAACTTTACACTTGCAGTAGACAGCTGGGATGAAAGTATCATCTAATCAATTAGTTATATGACATTTTAAATGCCAGGTTCTTAAATGAACTTGGCATTTTTATTTTACTAAAACTTAGGCAGTACCACATCATATAATGCTAAACTGTGTGTATATGAAAGCATTCATAGTCATCTTAATTTTGCTGCTAAGTTCATGTAGTGAGTTTGTAAATACTCGTAATAGGATACAAGAAAACCAACACGAAAGATATGAATTGATAAAAAATGGAAAGCAAGTAAATGGTTTTAGTATCTCAGTAATGGAGTATGACAGCTGTGAGTACCTAATCATAAGCACTGAGTTTAACCAAAACATAACACACAAAGGTAACTGTAAGCACTGTAAATCTAAAAAATAATATATGGGACGTAGCATGATACCCCAGTAACACTTGAGCTGTTTTTGAGGAGTAAGATATATATTTAGAACTAATTATAACATATGGATAACAACAACGAGGAAAGATTAAAACAGTATGTAGAAGAGGTGGAAGGCACACAAAGTGCTCCTCCTATGGCTACAGTTACACCTATCAATAGGCCGTCATCTGAGGTGGGTCCTAAGATTACAGATACCACAGATGTTAGGAAACCGTGGGAAAGGGACCCTGCACAGGTGCAATTTGCTAACCAACTAGGATGGCAAAGACTACCTATAACAGACCTTCCTACACAAGGTCTATTCTACCCTGAAGGAACAGAGGTACTCATTAGGGCTGCTGTTGGTGGAGAGATACGTCACTGGTCTACACTGAATGAAGACAACTTCTCTGCTCTAGATGATATGTTGAACTACATCATAGAGAGGTGTGCGAGGATTAAGTTTCCTAATGGGGCTTCTTCATGGAAAGACATTAAAGAGGTTGATAGGTTCTACATTTTACTTGCCATTAGGGAGCTTACGTTTGTCAATGGCGAGAACCGCTTACAAGTGAAAACCTCTGAGACCAGTAAGATTGATGTCACTAAAGACATGGTGGACTACATTACGTTTGATGAGAGGCTAATGAAGTACTACTCGCCTGTTGATAGGATGATCAACCTAAACTTTAGGAATGGGCGAAAAATCCAAGTGACCATTCCAACTGTAGGCGTTACGAATTGGTTGAAAACCTATATCAACAGGAAGAAACAGGCCAATGAGGTGATCGATGAGGACTTCATATCATTTGCCCCATTTGTAATTCCTGATTGGAGGGGTCTATCAGATGATACCTATGCAAAAATGGTGGTTGATTCACACTCATGGACGCCAGCAGAGATATCAATGCTCACAGAAGTTAGGAGAATTTTCATAGAAGCCGTTGACCCTGTAGTGAAGTATAGGGACGAGGAAGGAGGTGAGCGCCGAGTGCCATTATCCTTTCAAGGCGGGATTAAATCTATTTTCCTTATTTCAGATCCGTTTGGAGAATTGGTTTAAGATTGAGTTCATAAGCACGTACAAGCTACATATAACTCCACTTGAACTAGACCAAATGGAGTTCTACCGGATAGAGTACATGATGAAGAACTTTGAAGAATCATTGGAAGAGGAGGAGAAGCAGTACAAGAAACAGCAAAAGGAGTATGAGAAGTCATACAAGACAAGTTCACCTACCCCTAAATCTCCTACGCAGAGTTCAAGTTATGGCGGGTTTAAGACCCCTAAGGTAGAAATGCCAAGAATGCCATCGCTAAAGGTCCCATAAGGGACCTTTGGTCATTTCCTAGGTATAGTAATGAGTACTCTAGATATATAGAAAAAAGAAACTTAGTATGGCAAAAAATGCCAATGACCTACTACAAGGAATCCTGACTACTCTAACAAAGATAGAGAAAAAAATGGACCAAAAATCCCAGAAATCAGATTCTGGGTCAGGGGGCGGATCACCAAGGAGTAACCTTAAGGATAGTCTCACTATATCTGCTGGATTAAAAGCATTTGCCTCAGTAAAGGAAGAAACCCGTAAGTCCTTTTTATCGTTTATTAAGGATATGTCTAAAATTGTTGAGAAGGATAAGGGAAAGAACCTTATTAGTTTTTCAGACGGACTAAGTAAAATCTCAACAGCACTTCCTGAATTAGCCAAAGCGCTTAAAGAACTTGCTCAAATACGGGAAAAACGAATGGATAGGGTATTATCAAATCTTCGACGTCTTTATGATCTTATGTATGAGATGGGAGATGGAAGACGTAATAAAAAAGTTTTGAATGCTATTAATACGTTTGACAAGATGGGAAAGTCTTTAAAAAATTTAGCCAAACCATTAAAGGATATAGCGCTTTCATTTGCATACTTTGGTATAGGAATTTTAGTATTTGCAGGAACACTAATGCTAACTGCCGCTATTCTTAAACTTGGCTCCCCTACTGACGTTTTGTTATTTTTAGGAATAACTATAATAGCATTAGTTGTCTTATTTACTACAATGTACTTAGCAAAAAAACTAATAGGTGGTGGAATAGATGTATTATCTAGCATAGGAACTGCCATGACTACACTTGCCTTAGGAATAATTGCGTTTGCCCATACTATATCAATGATACCTGTCATACTGAAAAATGAATCAGGTGGCTCTATCGTAAAAAGTTTAGTGATAATGGTTGGTATAGTTCTAGCTATGACTGCTATGTTTGCTATTCTATCCATGGCTGGGAACATGACCAAGAAAGGCCTCATCTCTGTTATGTTCATGTCAATAGGTATAGCTGTTCTAAGCTTGGCCATTATGGCCCTTGCTTATACAGCTAAGATGCTGGCTACTGGGTTTACACCTGCAAAGGGAACAAAGGAAGAAAAGGATGAGAACAAAAGGGCTGTCATTGGTGGTCTTGGGATGATAGGCCTTGTCATACTGTCAGCTGTTGCACTATTTGCGTTTCTTGGTATTCCAGCTGTTGCAGCCCTAGTCGCAACAGGCAGTGTTGTGGCCATTCTAATGGGTATATCATTGATGGTTATGTCAAAGAGTATACAAAAACTTGTTAAGGTTGCCCAAGAAATGAAAGGTGTTGACATAGCCCAGTCATTGAGTGGGTTAATAGGCGGAACACTACAAGGATTCCTTGACGGTCTAGCACCTATGACAGGGAAGGCAAGTGATCCTGTGTCTAAACTATTCAACTTCATAAAGAATAGCTACAAAATTTTTGCTGGAGTAGCAGTGCTTATGTCTATGTCAGTAGCACTATCAATGTTTGCAAAGGCAATATCAGCATTTGCAGAATTGAGTAATATGAGGGTCATTGAAGGGACTGATAAGGATGGCAAGCCTATATTTGGAGAAAAAGTCAACTTAACAAATGTGGCCAATACAATAACATACTCAATATCAACATTCTTACGAGCACTTATAGATTCTACCGATGGCCTAACAAAACAACAGGCCAAGGCCATTAAGAAAATGGGAAGAGCACTAACTGGTAAGAATGGTATTATCTCAGCTGTCATCCAATTCGCGGAGGCCATGAAAATATACGCCCAATTCGGTGAAAAGAATGAAATTGGCTATGTGGAGTTCGACAAGGATGGTAAAGAGATACACAAAAAAGTTAAGGCAACTGTTGTTGTTGACAACATTATAGGATCCTTCCTATATTTCACTGATAAGTTGTTTAATAGATCAGACGCTGAATTCGGCGATGGAGAACCAGATGAAGCAGGTATTTCTGGCAGACAAAAGAGAAGAATGAAGAGAATGGCTAAAGCCCTTGTTGGAAAGCATGGTATCTTAGGCGCTATTGTACAGTTCTCAGAGGTGTTGAAAACATTTGCTGAATTTGGCGAAAACAACGAGATACCCATATTGAATGATAAAGGTGAGCCAACAGGAAAGAAATTAAAGATAGGTGACATTGCTGATAATATAGTTGGCGCGTTGACTACTTTTTCTAGTACACTTTCTACTAAGCTAGAGAACGGAGATGTGAAGAGCGCTACTAAGGCCCTATCAAAGTATGAGGACCTTATAGAAAACCTAAATGAACTATCATCAGCCATGGATGGGCTAACCAAGATGTCAGCCGCCGTGTCAAACTTGGCAGAGGGCATAGGGCAACTTGGTGTAAATGTTGATAAGTTAAATGCAGACAAGTTGACAAAGATACTGGATAAAACTGCTGCATCAGGCAACAAGATAGTGTACGTTAACCAAACAGAAACAGTAGAGAGAAGACGTCAAGAGTCAACATCTAGGGATACAGGATCAACAGAGAGTACATTTTCATCTGAACAGCCCCCCCAAAGATCTTCATTTAGACAACAACAGACATCAGGAAAAGAGCCTGATTGGAATGAAATATCACAACGTATTGGAGAGGCTGTTGGAGCAAAGGTTGCAGCAAGTCTAAAGGCTGGACATTTTGTGTTCGAGTTTGATACAACGAAGAGCGGAGGCGTTTACTACTGGAACCCGCGTTAAAACCTTATGCAGTTGACTACATATAATCATTAAACATTTACAGATGAAATTAGTAAAACCATCAACTGAAATTATCACTCCTATAAATGGGAAAGAGGTTCTACAAACACTCGAACTAGTGGCTAGGAACTGTTACAAATCAGAGAACAAGATTACTGAATCCTCTGCTGAGGATATGGTGGCAATGCTCATCCGCAATGGACATGAAGCGATGATTGAGTTCTTTGACATAACAGTTAGGTTTGTATGCGACAGGGGAGTTTCCCATGAAATTGTTAGGCATAGGCTAGCGTCATATGCACAAGAGAGTACCCGGTACTGTAACTACTCATTGAGTAAGTTTGACAACAATGTGACCTATGTTATCCCGTCATGGTTTAACCTTGAAGAGGGTGTATGGGATGCTAACAGAATAGCCGAGTTGGCAGGAAAACGATCTGCAGAGAATGAACAAGAGCTCTTAGGCCCCATTACTTGGGCTATTTCTATGTACGATGCTGAAAAGGCTTATAACAAACTCATTGAACATGGATGGAAAGCCCAGCAAGCTAGGTCTGTACTACCAAACTCTTTGAAAACAGAGATCATTGTGAAGATGAACCTACGTGAATGGAGACACTTCTTCAAGATGCGTACCAGCACGGCAGCACACCCACAAATGAGAGAACTCACAATACCATTACTAAAAGAGTTCCAACAACTAATACCAATCGTGTTCGACGATTTAACCTAAGAAAAATAACATAACTTTTATGCAATTCCACTACGTATACATTATAACAAATACTGCAAATGGTAAACAATATGTAGGAGATCGAACATGTAGTGTTGACCCATATTTAGATAAGTATATGGGCAGTGGAATTGCTATAAAAAAGGCAATACGTAAATATGGAATAGAACAGTTTAAAAAGGAAATTTTAGAAATAGTTGATACTAAAAATACAGCATTCGACGCACAAGAAAAATATATTATAAAATATGACACATTATCTCCGCATGGATATAATATAAGCCCTAAAGGTGGATACGGAGTGCCTAATTCTTTATTAAATGAATCAACAAAAATAAAAATAAGGGAAAAACTAAAAGGGAAAAATAAACAATCTTTTATAAAATGTAATATTGAAAATAAAAAAGGAAAAAGTTATGAATACCAAATGGCTTTATTGTATGGAGATGAGTTAGGACATATTAAAGCAAAAGAATACAAACACAAGCTATCAATTAAGTCAAAAAACCAAAATGGTATGAAGGATAGAGGATACATGGTATCCGGTGAAAAAAATGGGATGTATGGAAAGCCATCTCCTATGAGAGGAGTGAAACGAACTGAAGATTCAAAAATAAAAATGAGCCTATGTAAAATAGGTGTAAAACGAAACACGCATGAATGTCCTTATTGCCACAGAAAAATTTCAGATGGAAATTTTCAACGGTGGCACGGAGATAACTGTAAATTAAAACCAAATTTATGATAAAATCACTATGTTATAACATTAATGCTTTTGATGCAAGCGAATTATTGGAACAACTGTTAACAGAGATCAGAGATCAACTGGATTGTGTAAATGCAATTTATCAAAAAAGATCGTATTGGGGGAATCCTATGTCCTCTGAAGATATGGATGAACTTCATAGATTAAAAAGTCTTGGGTTAATAGATAACATAATAGAGTTTAAGCCAAATTTTCAGAAGTATTCAAGAGAGCAGGAATGCGAAAAACGAAACATGGGAATAAATTGGGCAAAAGAACATGGGTTTTCACATGTAATATCAGCTGATGCTGATGAGTTCTACGATAAGGACCAATTTAGGGAGGCAAAGAACCAAATAAACAAGAATGGCTGGCCAATAACATACTGGAGCTATGTGAACTACTATAGGGATTTTGACCACTACTTGGTGTACCCATTTAGGCCATTTGTTCCTGGTATTCATTCAACATACTTTACATACCAGTATGAAGGACCTGCACCTGGCCCAACAGACCCAACGAGAAGAATAATGAACCCTTCTAACTTAGGTACGTACCTATTCCCTGATGAAGTCATAAGGATGGGGCATGCAGCGTGGATTAGGAAGGACATTAGGAAAAAACTAGTGAACTGGAGCGCAAAGAACCATTTTCCTAAGGAACTTATCAATAAAGCAGTAGAAAGATGGGAGAACTGGAAAGAAGGGGATGATGCAATTATGTTATTCAATGTTCCAGGAAACAGCGTAGAAGTTAAACGGTTAGACCATAGGATACATAAGTTTGATGTTCCATGGATAAAGTAAAGAGGCTATTAAGCCTCTTTACTTTTCCTGTATTGATTAATTAGGTCAATGCTTTTATCAACACTTTCTTGGTAATCTTCACTACTGTGTGGACCCCTACCTATTATTCTTCTATTAGCCATAATATAATCAATCTTTGGCACCCAAGGATCAGCTCCTGCTTCAAGCAGAATCTTTATGTAGTCATAGTTTATTTTTTTTAAGCTACATGCTATCTCAAGAGCCTTATCAAGTTTTGCTCCTGCTTTAACTATAAGTGAAAGCATTTTAGGATTTGACGTGTATGATACACATACATTTATTAACTTATCATCACTAATATGGATATTTGCGCCGGCATCCAACAGAGTCTTAACGATGTCATAGTGGTTTTGTATACATGCTGCTTGGATAGGAAAACCCACTAAATCACTATTACGGTAGCAGTTGACATCTATTCCGGCCTTAATGAATATGTTAACTATGTCCAAGTACCCCTTTTCACACGCCCAAACTAACCCCTTAAATGCATCATCACTTTGTAGGTCAACACCAGCGTCGACTAAAAGTTTCACTATGTCAATATGTCCATTATTGGCTGCCCATTTTAATGACCATGTATCAGGTGTTAAACCAGATGAAAGTAAAGCTTTAACTATTGAAGTTTTCCCATTAAATGCTGCTAGCCTAAGGGTTTCTATTTTGTGGTCATCATCAAGTGTAGAAATGTCCCTTATTACATCCTTTTCATCTTTTGGTTTTAGTATATCACTAGTGGCTTCAAGTACTGGGTAGAAGGACTCATCCATTCGGCTCTTAAGGAGCCTGACCACTTCTGTATGCCCATTCTGACTTGCCCACCTAAGCGCACAGTCATCACCAGCATGGACATTGGCCCCAGCATCCAGTAGGAGCTTGACCACTTCTGTATGCCCATTAACACTTGCCCATCTAAGTGCATAGTCATCACCAGCATGGACATTGGCCCCCTTATCCAGTAGGAGCCTGACCACTTCAATACGGCCATTAGCACTTGCCAATCTAAGTGCCCAGTCATCACCAGCATGGACATTGGCCCCAGCATCCAGTAAGAGCCTGACCACTTCAGTATAGCCATTTTCACTTGCCAATCTAAGCGCAAAGTCATCACCAGCATGCACGTCAGCCCCCGCATCAAGTAGGAGTTTAACCACTTTAGTTTTGCCAAGATTGGCAGCCTTTACTAAGGCATTATCCTTCTGAAATTTATTTAGTATAGATATGTCATTTATTATATTAGCATTGGATTTTGGCTTTAACACATCTCCAACTGCCTCTAGTGTTGGGTAGAATGATTCTTCTATACCAACAGTAATTTCTTGTGGAGTTCTTTCTATTGTAGTAGGGTCAACTTTTACTTTTACCCCATTCTCTCCCAGTACAGTGTACCACTTTATGTTGTTATCTGAGTCTTTCTCAATCCCCATTACTTTACCTGACACTTTTTTCTTTGTCCCAAGCTCAACTCCATTAATGCTATCACCATTGTGTATTGGAAGCTCCTCGTCACTTGTTGTAATTGGCTGTTGTAGCGTATCATCAAGGCCTTTGACTGAGTATGTGTACATAATATTTGGCCCTCCTGATAAGTTGGAAGAACCCCCATACCCTATTCCACGACCACCAGCTCCGCCTCTCATTGATGGGTTACCAAAACTACGCCCAATACCACTTCCCATTGAGTAGCCTGCACCACCTATACTCTCATGCATTTCATCCAAATTCAGCAGAGAAGCTATTTTAATTGCCTCTTGCTTATTGTTTATGATCGCATATGACATTGCATTCTTAGCCTGGTGTTTTGGAATGGTGTACCCTTTACTTAAAAGGAACTCCACGACTCTTAAGCTTGCTCCTGCAATTGCGTAGAATAGTGTTTCATCTGTATAGGCTTCTGGTCTAGCGTCTAGTATCTCTTTTACTATACTGTAGTTATTCAACTCAGCTGCGTAGTTTAACCCTTCGGTTATTATAGCTATATTATCTAAATTACCCAATATTATTCTAAATGTACTAACCCTATTAAACTTACATGCAAATATAAACATTTTAGAAATCTCTGGCATGCTTTTACTGTTTATTAATGCCGATATTTCATCTTTTGTTTTTGGGTGTAGCAATAAGTGTTCATTAAGCCCATTTTCATTGTCCATATACTGTGTTATAATCTTATTTACCTCATCTGCATTTTCCCTTTCTTTTGGGTAGAACATCACCTCGTTGTTCCTTGCATGTGGGTTTGCCCCATTATCCAGCAACAATTTTACAGCATCTGTTTTTCCATAGAACACAGCCAGTCTTAGTGCTGCATCATCATCAGCATTAACATCAGCCCCTTTATCCAAAAGAACTTTTATCAGTTCAGTGTATCCCTGGGCGCTTGCATTCTTTATGGGCTCATCATCTTCTGTATGTACATCTGCACCATAGTCTAGTAGAGTTTTGACAATACCTACATTGTTCTCTATACACGCCTTTATCAACATGCGACCTATACTATCCTGCGAAATTTTGACCATATCAGTACTTATATCATTCTTTGACTTAGGCTTAAAGATCTCTGATTCTTTCAATTTGTTGTTCTTTTGAGTTCTGTTGTAGGCATTCAATAATGATATGATTTCTGCATTATTAATTTTGGCAAGATATAGAGGTCTAAGGGCGACTTTTGCCTTTGCACCATTGTCTAGTAGGAAATTTACCATTTCTACATGTCCGTGCTCGCAAGCAAGTCTTAATGCCCATTCATTATCAGCATGGACATTGGCCCCAGCATCCAGTAGGAGCCTGACCACTTCAGTATGCCCATTCTTACTTGCCCCTCTAAGCGCTTCGTCATCACCAGCATGGACATTGGCCCCTGCATCCAGTAGGAGCCTGACCACTTCAATATGACCATTACGACTTGCCCCTCTAAGTGCATAGTCACCATCAGCATGGACATTGGCCCCAGCATCAAGTAGGAGCCTGACCACTTCTGTATGGCCATTATAGCTTGCCCACTTAAGTGCTTCGTCATCACCAGCATGGACATCTGCCCCCTTATCCAGTAGGAACTTGACCACTTTAGTATGGCCATTATAGCTTGCCAATCTAAGTGCATAGTCATCATTAGCATGGACATTGGCCCCCTTATCCAGTAGGAGCTTGACCATTTCAGTATGCCCATTCTTACTTGCCAA